GTAACTTTACAAAATAACAAACAAAGTAAAAAAATTATAACTTATTGAAAGCGAAGGATAACCCCCCTTCGCTTTTCTCTTGACATCAATACGTCTTGGTGCTATTGTGAAGATAAGTTAAACAAAGCGAGGTGCCAAAATGTATACAGTAGAATATGGATACTATAACTACCCAAAAAAGATACGCACTTTCAAAACATATGAAAGCGCCAAAAAGTTTTTTTACTACATCGGAAAACAAAACGGTGTGAAAAAAGCAGAACTCACAGTACCAGGATCATAATAATGGAAGACATCATGCCAATTCAAGAACTCAAAGAACTTTTGAGTAATGAAATCGTAACTGTAACATTTACAAAACTTAATGGTGAAGAGCGTACTATGCCCTGTACATTAATGGAAACTTATTTGCCTGAAGCAAAAAAAGAAGATCCATTAACACAGAAGAAAATTAGAACTCTTAATGAAAACGTACAAGTTGTATGGGCTTTAGAGAGTAATGGCTTTCGTAGTTTTCGTTATGACCGTGTAACTAAAATTGAGGTTAAAAATGACTCGTAATGAAATAATAGATGATGCCATTGGTGTTATGTTGCTTGCTGTATTTGCTTTTGGGTGGATGGATACTCTTTGGATTTTTGGTGTGGAAAATAGTCAACAATACACTTGGTGGAATTTAATTCAGTATTTTGCCAATTAATACATTGACAAACTATTGTAATAGTAGTATAACGTATGAATAAAGTTAAGTAGATCAGGAGATAATAAAATGAGTGCTACAAAAAATTGGATGATGGCAGTAGAAGAAACTTTTTGGGACTGTGTTAACGATATTATGAAGCAATCTTCAACTTTAAATGAGGCTATTGAAAGATCAGTTTCATTAGGTAAACCAATGGTTCCACATATTAGCGAATCTCAGATTGACGAAGCAGTTTCAGAAATGTATACACATGGATGAGAACCAAATGTTAGAAACACTTAAACAGGAGTACCTAGGTATGAAGTTTGTAGTTGAATTTAAAAAGCATATGACAACTGGCATTTTGCAAGGTCTTATTTTCGATGAAAAGATGAACTTTGTAGACTGGAGCGATGCTTGTGATTGGGCAAGTAAAGTTACTGCCAGTGCAAAAGTACCGTTTAATATTCTTGAAATGCATAACCCTTTAACTGGTGAAATGGAGACATTTTAATGAACGATCTATTAGAAGATATCGCAGTAATGGAAAGCGTACTTATTGCAATGGCAGAAGGTGCTAGTGATGAACGCCGAATGGCACTTGGTTATATGGAAAACTTAGTTGCTAAAAAACAATTAATAGTAGAGGAATTTGAGAAACAAGCAGAATAATTAATACTACAAAAAGGAGCAGGTAATATTTTGAGTAATAAAGAGGTTGATTTTGAAGATGCAATGTCGGATGATGACTATGGTATTATTATTAGTAGAACTGGAGAGCTAAAAGGTCTATTTGTTCCAAAAATTATCAATAATAATGAAAACGTGCCAGATAGTATTGTTGCAATCATTACTGACATTTTTGGATTAGAACTTGATGGAAATGAAGAAAATAATATAACAATACACTGAGGAGTTTAAATGACAATACCTAATGCTTTTGAAGTAACTAATGATCGTCGGGAAGCAACAAGGCTCGCTGAGTTTATCGCGAACCTAACTTATTCGACTGGAGAAGATTATAAACTAGCAAACACGTTGAGTGAAATTTCACGAAATTTACAATCATTTAATGAAATATTTGGATATAGATGGAATGATTTTAGTCAGGAACATCAACGTATTATAGTTCAATGCAAAAAATTAATGGAAAAAGAAGTGAAATAAAATGGGAAGATTTAGTGTAACTGATGAAGATCAGAAATTAATTGACGAGTATTTAAAAAAAGGTGGCGAGGTAACAGTTTGTAAGAAATTTGCTCGTACAGAAGAAGAAGACATTCGTTATCTATGGAAAAAGAAAGCATTCAATCCTCCAAAAAAAGTTGACACTGATGACAAATAGTGTTAGATATATTATGAATTAGAAATAAAGGATGAAGAAATGAAATTTAGAAAAGATATAATTTTAACTGATGTAGATGGTGTCTTACTTGATTGGGAAAGTAAATTTACTGAATGGATGGAAACCAAAGGGTTTCGACCAGAACCTGAGCAATATAGTTATGAAATGAACCTTCGTTTTGGTTTAAAAAAACCACACGTTAAAGAGCTAATACGTCAGTTCAATGAAAGTGCCTGGATTGGATTCTTACAACCATTACGTGATTCAGTAGACGGGGTTCGTGTATTACACCAAGAAAAAAAATGGAGGTTCGGCGCTATTACAAGTTTATCCGAAGATCCATTTGCTACACAGTTACGTAAAAATAATTTAGAACTAATTTTCGGAGAAGACACGTTTGACTTTGTAAAATGTATCGATACTGGTGCAGATAAAGACAATGAGCTTTTGCCATATAAAGACAGTGGTCTTTATTGGCTAGAAGATAAGCCTGAAAATGCACTACTAGGTGCAGACCTAGGATTAAACACAATTCTAATGCGGCATAAACATAACGCAAATTTTTATGATGAACGTATCAAAGTTGTGGACAATTGGACTCAAATTGTTAATACTATAACTTAGTTATTTTCACCGTAAATATTCAGTATGTCTATCACAGCGGGGTGTCTTTCGACATCCCGTTTTGTAAAATGCACATGTCCTATAGACGCAGGAGAATGTGATCTATATCTTTCTAAAAAGTCTTTTAAACCATTATTTGTAAATCCTCTATCATGTTGAGCAAGGTCACCTGTCACAACAACCTTTGATCCAACACCGATACGAGTTAATAACATTTTAGTTTGTTCTTGAGTTGCGTTTTGCATTTCGTCTGCAACAATCCAAGATTTTTTAAATGTTCGTCCTCGCATATATGCTAATGGGGAAATTTCAATGTCTTTGTTTTCTAACATTGCTGCTATCTGTTTGATAGTATAAAATTCCTCAAGGAAATCAAATATTGGTCGTGTCCAAGGCGCCATCTTGGCGTTTAAATCACCGGGTAAGAATCCATGTTGTTCGTCAACACTTACAGCGGGCCGTGTAACAACGATTTTGTCTACACTTCCTGCCTCCATTTGTTTAATTCCCATTTGGACAGCCATCATGGTTTTGCCTGTACCCGCAGGTCCAGTTGCAAAGCATATATGTTTATGGGTGTCTTCTAGGATATCAAGATATTCTTCTTGATTTAAATTACGAGGTAGGATTTGTAGTTTGGTTTTTTTAGAACGCTCTAGTTCTGATACCATATCGTTAAACGATCCTTTTTGTTTTGTTTGTCTTGCTCTTTTAGCCATTTGTAGAACTCCATTGTTGAGTTAGTCTTTGTCGAGTCCAATGTGTCCACACTATTACTTATTACCAAACTGCTAAATAACTGTATAAAAGAGATGTAAAAATGCGTGAAATTGAAGAATTAAAACAAACATTAGACCAACTAGTCGATTCTAGTAGCGATTTAAATATCCTATTAGAGTTTGAAGAAGTATTGGATAATCTAAACATATATGCATATAAGAATTGGGAGTATGGAGAAGTACTTGCTGGTCCTGACATTAGTAAGTATTGGATTACTTGTTCATTGATGTGGCCGCGAAATCTTATGCCAGATCCAGATGGTGCATTACGATTAACTAAACACGGTGCAAGAGTATCTTTTAAGAAAGACACTCTTATTGAACCAATTAAGATTGTAACACAAGCCGATTTAGAGATTGCGCCTGACACAGACGGAAAAAGCAGAGCAAAAAAGAAAAACACTCCAATTTGGATAGTAAATGTTGAAATGCCACGACAGTTTGTTGATGAATTTGAAAGCAGTAAGATTACTATTAACGGAACAGACATTGATTTAAGTGAAGTTGATGGAGCATATGATAGTGATCAAGATCTTGATTTAACACCAGAAAAATCAGATGTATTAGACAATATTGGAGAACAATAATGAGTGTAAAATTTAATGAAATGGCAAACCTAGTTAATCCAACAATTAGTATTGATCAATATAAGCCTAAAATTGGCGAAGCTAGTGAAACAGTTGTAGTAGCATTTGAAGTTGACTCAGAACAACCAGCAAGTGATTTAGCAAATTTATTAGAAACTGATGTTGTTGAAATGTTAGATGTGGATGTTTCCCAAGGTCCAAATAAGGATGGCAAGCATCTTGTATTTGTTGAATTTGCTAGAGATAATAGATTACACAGTAATATCTTAGATATTATGCATGCTGTATCGAGTGCAACTGGTATATCAGAATGGCAGTTTGATGGATACAAATCTGAAGCATCTTCACAATTAGATGAAGACAATCTGTCTTCTTTGGTACTTGACAATCCGCAAGATTATGTGTTAAAGTATGCAGACAAGATGGAAGAATCTTCAGAATTATTAAGGCTAAAAACCTTATCTGGAATTTAAAAATCGAGGTATAATAATGGGAGCAAAATTAGCAGGTGTTATGTTTATAATACTGATTGCCGCAAGTGGTGTCGGTTACTGGTACTATAATGACACCCAGCAACGTATTGCAATCTTAAATGAAAATAATGCTAAACTAAACGTAGCAATAAATTTAAATGAAGAAACTATAACTTCTTTGGAATCAGATTACAGAAGAGTTAATGAAGAACTAACAACTATTAATCAACAATTTGCTAATGTTCGGAAACAAAATAATAGATTAAATGAAAAACTTGCAACGATTGATCTTGGACTAGCGGCAGTTAATAATCCCGATGGGATTGGCAGAGCAGTCAATAGAGGTACAGAAAATGCAGGAAGATGTTTCGAATTATTAAGTGGTGCTGATTTAAATGAAAAGGAAAAGGGAGCCACCAATGGCATACAATTTAACAAAGAGTGTCCTTGGCTTTGGCCTGGTAATGACACTCCTTAGTGGGTGCAGTAGTTTACCAAGCACCTTAAATGTATCAACAAAACCAGTTACAAAGCCAATATTGGTATTGCCTGATGTTGACGAAGTATCAATGCGCCGCATTGAATGGATTGTTATTAATGAAGAAAATGTAGATGATGAGTTAGCTAAACTTAAAGAAAAAAACATTCCAACTGGTTTGTATGCATTAACTGGTCAAGGTTATGAAAATTTAGGTCTGAACTTTAGTGACATACGTGCTCTAGTACAACAACAGCAAGCAATTATTGTAGCATATAAAAATTATTATATTGAAGCAGAAGAAACTCTAGACAACTCAGTAGCAAAGTAATGTCAACAAAACCATATAAAAATTCAGATCCATATGATCTATTAGGTGTTGACAAAACTGCTACTGATAGTGATATTAAAAGTGCGTATAGAAAATTAGCAAAAAAATGGCATCCTGATACTCCTAATGGAGATGCTAAAAAGTTTAATGAAGTAAATACTGCATATGAATCAATTAAAGATGTCAATGCTAGGTTCCAACAAGAACAACAACAGCATACATCTAACCCACATAATTGGCAACATAAAGCAGAGTCTAATCCATTCAATAATCCCAACACTCCTCCTGGATTTGATAGTATGTTTGATAGTATGTTTGGAAGACAGCAAAAATACCACCAACGTAATCAGGATGTAGAAATAACTGCACATGTAACATTAGAAGAAGTATTAAACGGATCTCAAAAAAACTTAAATATAAATCTTATGAATGGTAATTTTAGAACTGTTACTATACACATTCCACGTGGTGTACATGAAGGATCTAAGATAAGATACAATAGTATGGGTGATGATTCCGTTCCTGGACCACCTGGTAATTTAATAGTAACTTATCGATTAAAAAAACATAATAGGTTTTGGACAGATGGTTACAATTTAAATGAAAAAATTAATATAAGTTTAAAAACTGCATTATTTGGTGGTGACATCCCTATTAGCGGAATAGACGGAAGTCAATTTAAATTAAATATAAAGGCGGGTACTAGCCCAAATACAAAACTTAGAATACCACAACATGGGTTACCACAACCCAATCAACCAAATGGTGATTTAATATTACATATTGATGTTTCTATACCACCATTAACAGTCGACAATTTAAATACCCCAATTGGGGAATTATTAAAATAAAGTAATAGGAGTAAGTTTATTGTCTAATGAAGATAAGATTGAAAAAATCGTAAACAAGACATTTATGTTGAGTAAAGATTACCGTCACCACTATGTAACTATTGAGCATTTACTAGCTATTATTCTTGATTTAGACGAAGTGAAGGATATTGTTTCTGATTTTAGTGTAGATCCATCTGATATAAGCAGAGAAGTATACGATCATTTAGCAGATTCAGTTGATAGTTATCCAGATGCTACAGAACAAGAACCCAAAAAGACTGTCATGTTGGAGCGTGTATTTCACAGAGCATTTACGCAAGCATTGTTCAATGGCCGTAATAACTTAGACCCCAGAGATTTACTGATTAGTATTTTATCAGAGCAACAAACGCCAAGTGCTTTTATTTTACAAAAATACGGTATTGACAGAGATGCAGTTAGTAACTATCTTCAGGATATTAATCGTATTCGAGATCAAAATATTAATCAAGATTCATCTTCACCAACCATTACTAAAGCTGACAAAATATTACGTAAATTTTGTGAAAATTTAAATGAATCAGCAGCTAGTGGTAAGATAGATGCTATTGTTGGCAGAGAAGAAGAATTAGCTGAAACAGTACAAACTCTTGCTCGTCGTAAAAAGAATAATGTTGTTCTTGTCGGCGACAGTGGTGTTGGAAAAACTGCTATTGCTGAAGGACTTGCTTATTTGATTAATGAAGGAAACGTTCCTGAGCTAATACAAGGACATATTGTTTATAGTTTAGATTTGAGTGCATTATTAGCTGGTACTAAATTTAGAGGAGACTTTGAAGAGCGACTTAAAGAAGTATTGGATGTATTAGAAAAAAGAGACGATGCTATTTTGTTCATTGATGAAATACATATGATTATGGGAGCAGGTAATAGTGGATCCGGTGCAATGGATGTTGCTAATATGCTAAAACCAGCACTGCAAAAAGGAAAGCTAAGATGTCTTGGCAGTACAACATATGATGAATACCGCCAACATTTTGAAAAAGACAAAGCACTTGCAAGAAGATTTCACAAAGTAGACGTACCTGAGCCAAGTGTAGCAGATGCAAAGCGTATAATTAATAACAGCATATATCCATATGAAGCACACCACGAGATTGCATTTACTAAGAACGCACTTGATGGTGCAGTAGACTTAACTGCACAATATTGGCATAATAAATTTCTTCCAGATAAAGCATTTGATGTAATTGATAGTGCGGCAGCTCGTCAACGGTTACTTCCCAAAGACGACCGTAAGAGTATTATTGACTTAGATGAAATTAGATTTGAGGTTGCCAAACTAACAAGGATACCAGTTGACCAATTAGTATTAACCAAAGATAGTGAGTACAAAAAAGAAAAGCCTGTAGACATTGAAAAGCAATTAAATCTTAAAGTGTTTGGCCAATCAGAAGCTATCACTAAGTTAGCTGATAGTATTTACATTGCGAAAGCAGGTCTTAAAGCAGAAGATAAACCAATTGGTAGTTACTTGTTTAGTGGACCAACGGGTGTTGGTAAAACAGAAACAGCAAAGCAGCTCAGTAATACCATGGGAATGGAATTATTACGTTTTGATATGAGTGAATATCAAGAAAGACATACAGTATCAAAACTTATCGGCAGTCCTCCAGGCTACGTTGGATTTAGTGAAGGCGGTTCAGGTAGTGGTCTGTTAATTAATAAACTAGAAGAAAATCCAAATAGTATTTTACTATTGGATGAGATTGAAAAGGCTCATCCAGACGTTAGTAACGTATTGTTACAACTAATGGATAATGGAATGGTTACATCAAGTGACGGCAAAACAGTCAGTGCTAGAAATTGTATTATTATACTTACAAGTAATTTAGGTGCTGCTGATAGCGAAAAGAACTTAATTGGCTTTGGTGCTGGAAAAAATGAGTCAGCAGCAGGTGAGGCAGTTAAAAGTTTCTTTAGTCCAGAGTTTAGAAATAGACTTGATGCAATTGTGCAATTTAAAAAATTAGACAGAACATTGATGAAAAATGTTACAGTTAAGTTTATTACTGAACTAGAAGCAATGTTAACTCCACGGGAGATTGTACTATTATATGATGATAAAGTAATTGAATGGCTAACTGACAATGGATTCAGTGAAACAATGGGCGCAAGGCCGATGGCACGTGTCATTAATCAACAAATTAAAAAACCACTTGCGAAAGAATTACTATTCGGTGGTGATATCAAAACAGTAACACTGGAAATATTAGATGGCAGTATTAACATTACAACAAATTAAAAATTTACCAGAATTTACCTATGCTACTGGAATATATTATAAAAAGTTTCCTTGGCGTATTCAGTTTTGGCAACCAGAGTTCTTTAGACGTGGATTTTATAAAGATCTAGAGCATGAGAATGCATGGAGAACTTGTATGATACGTAATATGGACATCAACTCACTTTTAAAAAATCAATTAGGATATGAACGTTGGAAGGTTAGGCGAGACAGAAAGTTTTTTGTATATCTGACTGAACATAATTTAATATCTAAATTAGTAGATCGTTGGGGTGAAGATATATTACAAATACAAGGGCCTATTAACCAAAAACATCAAGAGCTTATGATTGATAATTTAGACTTGGTAACAAAAAAAGAACTTTGGTATAATAAATTTAGATATAAGGTTAGCTTTACTAGATATGGTAGACAAACACTCGACATACTGTCTGAAATTTTTGAGTTTGTTGATGAGACATTTGACGCAAATAATTATCAGATGAATCATATTATGAAGCGGTCTATTAGGCACATATACACACACAAAGATCCTTATACTAGCACTGGTACTATATTTTTAAAAGAATATGATGATGTTGCCACATTGCATCTGATGTTTAAGAAATACATCACATCAACCAAAAAATGTGTTCTAATAAATGAACTGTAATAAATACATATAACTAATAGGATATTGTGCTATGGCAAAGATGAATGAAGATATGGTCGTTATTAAAGTAAGCGAACTAATTCGAGATGATCAATCAGCATCAGAGATACTTAACGGAGAAATAATCTCCACTATAGAAGAAGCAGTACAAGCTCTAGTCGGCGCTGGTAAATTAGTGGAGATTATTAAAGATGAAAGCTAAAGAATTTACAATTAACGTACCAATTAATATTAAGATTAATGGTGACGGCGATCCTGAAATTGATATGGGACAAAATGATGATGGTTATGAAAAGTCTGATGGACTTGACCCAGATCCATTAATGGTTCCACCATTACAGCAAAACTTAGAACTTAAAAAAGCTGCATTAGGTAAAGATAGTGAAGCAATTGATAAAATTACATCTGATGATATCCCATCAGATGAACAAGAACAAATTGATAATGACAGTATGGATAATTTTCGCAAGGCGTTGGGTTTAGTACAGGATGGTGGCAACGGCGCAGAGGTGGAATAAATGTCTGTTCAAAAATTAGTTACTAGTCTTAATAAAAAACTTGATGGTCCTGATTATGTAGGCGAAAAGAATAGACTATTTTTTGATCTTGCAACTAGATCATTTAGACTCAGTGACGGCGTGACACCAGGCGGTATAGTATTACAAGGCGGTGGTGGCGGAGGCGGCGGTGGTTTAACTGGTATTACTGATTTTGCAACTAGCAGTGTTGTTGAGCTTACTGATACTCAAATAACAATTACAGGTGCTACACTATTAGAATCTGACGAGACTATTGATCCTGTTACAAAATATGAATATGTGTTATACGGAACAACAGTTAATAACACAGTAACAGAACTTTATAGAGATTCATTTAATAATAAAATTATCTTAGATAATAATACAACTTATTTTTATGAAATTGATGTAATAGGCAGAGGTAATGCAGGAACTAATCATGCCGCCATACAATTTACTGGTGCAATCAATGTTTCCAATAGTGGCATTATGAGTAAAATTAATGAACAAAAAACTACCATTTCATCTGGGCCAGGATTTGATTTAGATGCTATAATTGGACTAACCTCCAATGATAAATCACTAAATGTATCTGGTAGTGGGAGACCATCTACTACGGTTAGATGGACAGCACTTGTAAAATTAATTGAAGTCAAACAGATTTAAACACATAGAATAGATAAATAAATATATAGGTACACAATATAGTGTAATAAATTTTTAGAGGAGACCAGAAATGGCTTTAACAACAAACGCAGCAACCAAAGCAGGCAACGGCTTAGGTTCAGTAACACAAATCGTTTCAGCAGCACCAGCAGATCAAGCGGCATTAGATGCATTTGAAAAAGCAGTAGGCGCAGCAGGACACAGCATTGCAGGTGTAGACGGCGCACACGGCGGAACAATGCACTTTGCAATCCAAGGTGGCGGTGCAGTAGCTAACCCAACAGGCGCAGAAGCAACAGCAATTGTTGCAACATTTGAAGACTAAGTTTTAGTAATACTAAAATAAAAGCAGTGTTTCGGCACTGCTTTTTTTATGACTAAATACAAGTAGAGTATATAGGAGATTAAAATGGTAGCAAGAGCAACAAACAATTTAAATGCATTTGGCCACACAAATGGAATTGCCGAAGATGTAGAAATGTTTACAATTGATGGTGGTGCAACACTAGCCAACGAAACTAATCCAGGTGAAGCTATGGACGCAATTACAAGATGTATTGAAGAATTTTCAAATATTATTGCAGTAGGAGTAGAAGATACTGCTGGTGCATTTCGTATTATGTTACATGGTGGTAAATGGACAGCGGTGTCATTACAGGCAGCATTAAGGGTATTAGGACCAACAGCAAACGGACTAAACGTTGGATCAAATAATTATGACTTGTCAGGTGCAACAGTAGTCGATTTTGAATTCTAAATTATAAAGAATATCCCCAGAAGAAGGCGCATTTCGATGCGTCTTTTTTTATGATTTCTTATAATTAAGTGTTGACACCAAGACGTATTGGTGCTATATGTAGTACATAGAAAACAACAATGTAGAGGGATTACTACTATGTCAGAAGTACGTTTCAAACGTTTTGTACTAGTTTGGGAAGGCGCTAACTATTGTGCTGCTAGCGAATATACTCCAGATGAATATCATCAAGCATTCGACAAACAAGAACGCACTCAACTGCTAGCAGGATATGAAGTTGATCAGTGTGTAGACTTAGAAGCGTTCTATCATCGCAAATCAAAAGAAGACTTTATGGGGCTATAGTTTAAATAAGGGGTTGACACCAAGACGTATTGGTGCTATATGTAGTACATAGAAAACAACATAACAAAGAAGGAAGATGAAAATGCAAACTCAGTTATCAACAGCAGAAACCGGATTTGGAATTTGGAACCGTTATGTTAATAAGTCAGGCTCTAATAAATCAATACGTTTTAGCTTTGAGCGTGAAACTCAAAACGGTGAGTGGGCATATGATCTTCCAATTTGGAATATCAAATATACAGAAGATGGCTTTCATTATACTACAGTTGGTTGTGTTACAGCGTTTCCAGGAGATGGTGTACAAGCTACTATAAGAGGTTATGACACTGTTAAAGGTAAGATCCGTTTACAGTGTTTGAAGATGCAGTTGAAGCCGCCGCAGATTTTGATTTAGAAGAGTTTTATAGAGCAGAAGAAGAGGAGATATAAATGCAACTTAAAGGTGCAACCACTGTTTTAAATAAACAATGTGAATTTTTAGGAATGAACTTTGATCAACTGATTGAGTTTATCGAACGTGCTCCATTGGCACAAACTGAAACAACTATCCGAGCTTACAAAGTGTACAAGCGAAACACAGGAAGTATGCACAATGAATAAGACGTTGACACCAAGACGTATTGGTGTTATAACAGTTATAGAGAAACAGTACAGCTAGGAGGCTTACATGGCATACTTCACTCACACCGTAGATCCAGTTGGAGCATTTGTTGAAAAAGAATACGGCAACGTATTTGAATACAGTGTTAACAATGATCCTATTAGTTTCTGCGAAGACTTCCCACACAAGATATGGGTAAATGATGTTATAGGTCAAGGCTACCGTTATGGTGTAGTCAAGAAGACTGTTGCGTATGTGTGTACTGACGAAGATGAGTTTGGTCTTCCTGTGCTAGAGAAATGGTACTTGAAAAAGAACAATGAATATATAAATTAATGGTTGACACCAAGACGTATTGGTGCTATGGTATGTGTATAAGTTAAACAAAAAGGAACACACAATGAGCTATATGATCGATAAATTCAATAACGGTGAAGTTAAAATGCAAAACGGCGCCGCAGGTTGGTTGTTTGATAGTGGTGAGTTTCGTCCGCTTATGGCAGATGCAATGGCAGAGCTTTTAGAAGCAGGACTTGTAGATATACAAACAGTTGAAACAACCGCAGTAGCTCGTGAAGCTAGCTTGAAAGTAGTTTTTGCAGAATACAGAACAGCACAAGCAAATCGCAGTCCAGAACAAATTGCAGAAGAACGTATGATGGCAGCTGGTGCAATGGGGCCAGGTGTTGATATGGTAAATATATTCACAGGTGAAACTTACACTACATAAGGATTAATAAGATGAAACGTAATTATAGAACAGCATTCAATGCACTGAAGAAAATGGGTGTGCCAGTAATCGAAGGCGGTTATAATGGCGAAGATACATTTCGTATTAGCGGTGAAGATAACGATACAGTTGTTTGGGCCGACTACTATGGTGAGTACATGAATGAGCCAGAATACTTGTTTGGTGTTAAGCGTGAAATTAATGATGTGCTGGATACATGTGGATTGTTTGCAGAGTGGATTAATCCAGGTGTGTTAGGTGTGTGCGAAGCATAAATATTGTTAATACAAAGGATAATGTTATGAACGAATTAGATTTATTAAAACGCAATGCTGGTATCTCAGAAGATTCGCAAATGATTCAAGTTAGAGTAATAAACAGTGGATTCGGATCTGATCGAGGTATGATGGATGCACAGATTATTAGTCAAGAATTAGACCATAGAATGATGCCCATTCTCAAAGTTAGAATTAAAGATGTTAATATGGGTGACCCTGTTGTTGCGGATTTCCGTGACGGTGGATGGGTTGTGGATATGGACTAAATGCAAGATTTTTATATACTACAAAGAACAGATAAGCCACTTAATGCTGAAGTAATTCAGCGTTGGTACTTAACTGTTGACATGCTTGCACCAGAAGATGTTATTATGAGTGATGACGAAACTAATAGTTTTGTTATGGCTACACAAGATGATTCGTATTTGTACTTAATACCGCTAGTAAGACATCTTACTGCTAACGAAGCAGAAGTAATTGTTGAAGGGTATATGAGAATTGCAGATCATGATTTTCAAATAGAATCAAGTAACGTATATCGTGTGAATGCAGACTTTGGTCATCCTTTTGATTATGACATTGATTTAGACGAAGGTGCTCGTAGTATATTAGAAGATACATATTCAAGACAGCAACATAATGCTTGGATACAAGACAAGCAACACAAAGGCTGGCGCTACGGGTTAAATTTAAGTATGCAAGAAAAAACTCATCCAGCAATGCGTCCCTGGGACGATTTACCAGAGTCTTACAGAAAACAGCCAAGTGCAGATAATAAACAACTAGTTGATTTTTATGCCAGTAATGTAAGCAAATTTAAATAACAATCTCCACTAAATACCTATGTCCAATAGTACTCATGAGAGGACTTATGCTGTACCCACAGCGTAGCGACTAGAACTCGCATAGGACTTCTTTTTAAGGAGAAAACAAATGGGAAGACCACTACAGAAGAAGAATTTCGGTCCGCGAGCAGACGCTGCGGAAGCAGATGGCGCAGGCCAATGGGCACCAGCCGCATACACTGACTCACTATATGGCGATGCCCATATAGTCAATCAAAAAGGTGCAAAGCGTTTTACAGTAGCAACTACTGGTCAACCAAACCAAGTATGTACACTAGTAGCAAGAATACCAAATGCGACTGGCGAAGTATCTATTAAAGTTAGAGATAGTGCTACACAAACTTACTTTGTAAGTAAGATTTCAGGTAGAACTTGCACACTTGTAGCAGATACAGGAACACAGTTTTCAGATGGACAAAAAGTGCCTTGGAACCGTACCGGCGCTGTGGCCAACAAATCAGTTGTTATAGCTTTAGCATAATAAAATTATAAAACTCTTCCCTTAGTAAACACATAAATACTTTAAAGTTTACTAAGGGTTTTTTTATGGAAGATCCAAACTAATGAGAATAAATACATTTGATAGGAAGTTAATATGGATAACATGAGAAATTTAATTAATTTAGTAGAGGGACGTCTTGAAGGCAATCCAGAAGTTAGTTACACAGATAGCGAAGGTGCATCTGCTACCAAAGTTGTAGCACAATTAAACAGTTATAAAAGTGGCGTGTATACTAAGTTAGCTATGAAATTAACAAGGCTAGAAGAAATTAAACAAGAAGCTAAAGAACTAACTGCTGAAATTAAGCAACAATCAAGAGAAAATGTTGCAGATTTATTTGATGCAGAAGATGCAGCAAGTACGAGAGTTGTAGATACATTACAATTTATTTTTACTATGACTAAAGATCCAAAAGCAACTGAAAGTCCACAATATAAAAAGATACTAGAAACACTCGAAAAACAATTTACACCAGAATTAACAGAAGTATATACTAGATTAAAATCAGAAATGGTTACAGTAACACAAAAAGCACCAGCCTTAAAAGTTGCAAAAAAAGAAGAATCAATACAAGAAATGTTAAATTTACGTGAGGGCATTGCTTCTATGTTTACTAAAATTAAAAATGCAGTTATGAGATGGGGACAAAAATATGACGCCAAACTTGATGCATTAAAGGCACAAGTAGGGATGTAATAATGAAAATTAATGAAGTGATACAAATAGTAGAAGAAGTTACGCTAGAAGATGATCAAGACTTCCATGAAGAATATGGCTATCTAGCATACAGCATTGATGAAAGTGATTTGTTCGAAGCAGAGTATCAAGGACGTAAAGTTAAACTAAACAAGCCAATGCGTGGCGATGTTAAAAAGTTTAAAGTATATGTTAAGAATAAAAAAGGCAATGTTATCAAAGTTAACTTTGGACACGGTGGTACTAGTGCCAAACGTCCAACAATGCGTATACGCAAAAGCAATCCAAAAGCACGTAAGAGTTTTAGAGCAAGACATAATTGTGATAACCCAGGCCCAAAGACTAAGGCACGTTACTGGTCATGTAGAAAGTGGTGATATGAAAGCTGAAGATTTAAGGTTACCTGCAGCCGCGGCAGGATTAAGAACAGGTACTTCATTTAAAAAAGGTGCTAAAGCGAGTGGACCAGTGAGTCAAGCTACTTACAATCGTGAAATGGGAGCTTTAGCAAGAAGTAAAACAGCCGTAAAACCAACAAAACAGATTCCAATGCCAGGGCGTGGTGTAAATGAACTTAAAATAGTTAAGCCTAATCCTAAGGATACCAAAGGTATTAAACGTAGTGATATGCCACAAGTGTCCAAAAAAGATTATCCAGAATTTTTTGAATACTTAAAATCTAACGGTGCTACTTTTGAGATGCAAAGAGATATTCCTGCTAACACATTCAAATCAACACAGGGTGAATTTAGCGATGCTGGTGTTGAGCGATCAATGACTAAACTACTCAAAGGTGCAAAAAAGAAACCAATTATAGTTAGTCAAGACAACTATATTATTGACGGACATCACAGATGGTTAGTTGCTATGAACTTAGGCAACAGTACAGTTGACACAATAAAGATAAGCATGGATGCAGATGAGTTACTAGCACTAGTAAAAGCATTTAACAAAACAAGTTACAAAGACATTTACAGTGAAAAAATAGATAAATTTAATAAAGACGAACCAAACAAAAGTACAGTAGCAGTACCAGGTTACGGTACTATGAACATTGATAGTTTGATGAAAAATGTAATCGATCAAACAACACAAATGTTAACTCAGATGAAACAAGGCACTCAGGGTTTTCGTAATGCAAATTATGCACTTAACAGTAATAAGGTGTTAGCAGCTAAAGTTGGAGCATTAGTACAAGCATTAGATGACCTACAATCAATTCGTAGTAAAGGCGGATCAAATAGTAGAAATATACAGCAAGAAGCAGAAAGCGATAATGAATTGCCAGTTGATGAAAATGCTATTATGTCTAAAATACAAGAATTTGAGAGCCAAGAATATGTTACACCAGAAGACGCTGACTTTATGAGAAGAGCTGTACAAAGTTTAACATCTGGTAGACAAACAATTAATCCACGAGCTATACTACAGTTATTAACACTGGTATCATGAAAGCATTTGAAATCATAAATGAACGTGTTCAACAACGTACACAGATTATGTATCATGGTACTAGCACTAACTTAATACCTAGTATTAAGTCTAACGGATTATTAGCAACACCACCAAAGAAAACATATGATAAAGACACGTATGGTGCAAGTACTGCGAGTATGGGTGGTGTATATGTTGCTAGTGAGAAAGGCTTTGCATTAGAAGTTGCTCGTGAAGCAGTTGGCACACATGGTGGCGAAAAGGCACTAGTTACAATACAATATGTAAAAGGTTCAGGAGATCTTGACGAGGATGAAATAGTTGCTAGTATTAGTGATGCTGCCCAGCAAATAATGAGAAAACTATCTGCTAACGCACCTAATAAAAGACCAGATATCATACCAAGTGGAATGAAGTTTAAAGATGAGACGCCTGATCGTTATTCTGGAATGAGCTATCCAGATCAAGGATGGGCTGCTGATTGGATGGTTAGTAATATAGATAAATCTGCAACTCAAATTGCTACACGAACAATAGAAATACTACAGAAAAAATCCAACCCAAGTAAGCAAGCTATTTCTATAGTAAAACAAATGGCAACTAAATTATTACAGTCAGCTAGTAAAGTTGAAGACGCATATGGCAGATCAAGAGCCATCGGATTTGATGCGTATGATACTTTTAGAGAAAATATGGAAGATTTATTATCAGTATTAATGCAGCAAGTTAATCCTGATACTGCTAATAAGAGTGCAGAATCAAGACGTATTAATAGAGATGTAAAGTTTAAAGGTAAAACAAGAATACTACAAATTGAATCTCCTGTTGGCAATATTGTATATAAAGATGCAAATTTTAATTGACAGTTAATACTCGATAGTATACAACATAGTAGTACATATAATCTAGGTAATCAAAATGGAAATGAAAATAACCAAAGAACTGAAACAACTAGATAAAATGTTTACTAAGTCTGGCTACGACATACGAGTTGTAGGTGGTGCAGTAAGAGATCTTGCATTAGGTAAAGATCCAAAAGATATAGACCTTGCAACAAACGCAACCCCCACAGAAATGCAAAAAATGTTTGACAGCTCAGGCGTTAAGCATATACCGTCAGGCATTGAACATGGCACTATAACTGCCATAATCAACGGCGAGGAGTTTGAAATAACCACACTAAGAGCAGACGTGGAAACAGACGGTAGACATGCAGAAGTAGAGTTTGTACGTAGTTGGAAAGAAGATGCTAAACGCAGAGACTTAACGTACAATGCAATGAGCATGGATTTTGATGGTAAACTATATGATTACTTTGGTGGTATGGATGACTTACAAAACAAAGTAAGCCGTTTTGTCGGTGATCCTGCAGCACGTATACAAGAAGATTATTTGCGTATATTAAGGTATTTCCGTTTCCAAGGAAGAATGGATACGCCAAAGTTTGAAAAAGATACAATGAAATCTATAGCAGATAATGTTTCTGGACTAAAGCAGTTGAGTGTTGAACGTGTTTGGATGGAAATGAGCAAGATACTTAGTGGTGGAAATATACAGCAAGTACTTAGTGCTATGTCACATACTGGTGTAACTAATTCTTTAAATTTACAAGTGCAAAATATAGATAAAGTACAAGATGGCGGAGATCCTATTATAAATCTTGCTAGAATAACTAACGATGAATCAGTAGGCAAGCGTTGGAAGATGAGCAATGATGAAAAATCAAAGCTAGGGTTCCTAATACAAAACAAAGGGCAAACACACGATAAAAAGTGGTTTACTGATCAAATGGCAGACGGATTTAATAGAGATTTGTTGGATGCACTTGCTAGGTTTAATCATCAAGACGATATGATACAGCATGTTAAATCATTCAAAGCACCTAAGTTTCCAGTTACTGGAAATGACTTGATGAAACTAGGACATGCACGTGGTCCTGGTATAGGAAAAACGTTGCAGTCAATGAGAGATCAATGGAAAAAAGGTAACTTTGATTTAAGTAAAGACGATTTGCTAAAGAGTGTAAGTAAAGAATAAATACACTTAGTAAATAAAGGCCCTTTACATGAGACTTAATGAATTAACAGAAGCATTAGATAATCCATATCCATACACCTGGTACGAGCGTAGTAATGATACATGGACTGCATATGCAGAATTGAATTCAGAACGTTCATCTGATGGAAGAGATGACGAAGACGCAACACTTAGAATAATAGCTGACAGAGTTTCAGGCGGTGATGACTGGGACGATGATGAGCGTGTGGTTCCTACCATTTGGGAACTTAGCTTTATGACTGGTTATAAAACTCACAAGACCGGTGCAGGTGATCAATTTAGAATTTTTGCTACAGTGGTTGCCGCATTTACTGATTGGTGGAAACAAATGGGATCAAAAGTAAATGATATTGACGAACTTGAATTTACCGCAGATAAAGCAAAAGATGGTAAAAGCAGAGCAGTACTATATGCTAGATTTGCTAAAAAGTTTGCACAAATGACTGGCTTTAATTTAGAAACTAAGCAAGATAGTTATCAGGATGTCTTTACGTTTGTAAATCCACAAAGTAGTTTTGCTGAGGATTCAGTTACTGAAGAGGTAAGTCTTCCAGAAGATATCTTTCATATGAAAAACAGATTGCTAAAAGTTAAAAAAATAACTGATGCAATGGGTAATCGTCCAATAATGTTTAGAAGTTTTGTATATGACGCAGATCGTATTGGAAAAATTATTAAAAAGGTAACTAATGATAGTGGCAGAAAAATAAAAACTGGAAGCAATCAAAAACAACAAGAAGTCTTACAAAAACTTGGTGTCAACAATCCAACATTTGCAAACCTTGCAGCAGGAAAGCATGCAGATGTTCGCAGAACCTCACTTGAGGATCATGGGGTAGCTGGATTGCAAAACATTTTTATCCCAATAAGCAACGAAATATATTACAGTGATGCAGTTGAAGACTTGGGCATGGGTCGCTCAACAGGTGGAGATAATATTTCATTGCAAAGTGACTTTGATGTAGATAAAGCAGTAGCCAGTTATAAAAAAGGGTGGCCACCTGCTGGATTTGATAACGAAATAATTGTAGATACTGATAAGTATTATCTTCTAAACTTGCAGTCTTTTTTATTAGAACTAACAAGTCCTGATATTAAAGATCAGATTAAACGTTTAAAAAGAGAATATGATAAGTCATATTCTAGCAATGCATCAAAAAATCAGGTCGATGATATTTTAAAAGATCTGTTTAAAACAAAAATAATGACATATAGTAATATATCACGCTGGATCGAAAGTGTTGCTATTCCTTTTGTAGATATGCTTGGAGCCAGTAGTGTACAAGAAAACTTTGCTGACGGTAAAGTAAAAGGCAAAAGTAGACCAGGGCGTGTAAAACGTAGTGGTGCTAGTTGTAACGGTAGCGTAACAGAACTAAGAGCCAAAGCAAAAAAAGCCAGCGGTGAAAAAGCAAAAATGTATCACTGGTGCGCCAACATGAAGGCTGGTAAGAAGAAATGAGATTTCGAGAACTAGCTGAAGATGGAAAAATTGTTCCAGGGGTAAATACTACAGTTGATGTACAACCTGGCGAAACTGAAAGACAAGCAAAGAAATTGTTTCCTATGAATAAAGACGGAAAGCCCAAGCCATTGGGTGTAAAAGGTGCTACGCCTCATCAAGCATTTAACTTGGGACTAGATTAATGAAGATTAATGAAATTTTTGAAAATATGAGTTATACTGGTACTGCATTGAAAAAAGCAGAGCGTAAAAAGGGTATACAGCCAGGAACACCAGACTGGTTTAAACATTGGTTTGAGCTGCCTTATATGAAAGAAGATGTGTCACAAGGACAATTAAATGCTTTAGAAAAAATTGTTGATAAAGTATTTGCTCGTGTTGGTATTGATGTAGAATTTACACGTCACTTTTTAGATAGAGTAAATGATGAACGTAACGGAGAGCCTATTAGTATACAAGAGTTGGGAAGATTATTTGCTAAAGAATATAAGCAATGGGGTAAACCAATTGCAGCAATGGGACCAGACCAAGCACTAATGAAAGATTTAGAAAGTGATATTAATGTACCATTTGTATTAGAAATTAATCCACGTACTAAAATGCTTGACTTAGTTGCCAAAAGTGTTATGCGTAAGAAAGATTTCAGAACAAGCAACAAGGTATTTGCTGTTGAAGACTTTGGTAATATACCTAATTTAGTAGATTTAATCTTACTTGCTGTTGCATTAAAGACAACAGTAGCTGGTGTTAAAATATTATTTAAAACTGCACAAGGATATAAAAAATTACTTCGTGCAGCAGATTCAGTTGGTGTTAAACTAGCAAACAAAATACAAAGAGAAGATACTAAAGATGAAATGATGGCTAGAATGCTAGCCAATCAAAAGAATCGTTTTTGGGATGCCGCAGTAGAAGCATTGCACCGATTAGTAACATCACAGACAGGGCGCCAAAGTTTAGGCGGGTATGCATTTGATATTTCTCGCAGTTTTAAAGATATGGATTCTAAAGAACTAATATCTGCATATAAACAAAAATATTCATAGACTTATAAAAAAACACATGTTACAATAATTAAAAATGGAGTTACTATGAAAATAGCTATATTACTCAGTGGGCAAGCTAGATATCTTGAACAGAGTGCTGAATGGTGGAAAAAAGTATTTCCTAAGATAGCTGGATCACATATAGAGGTTGATTTTTTCTGTCATTTTTGGGAAGAACCGGGAAGAGACTTATATGAAGAATGTCAACGCCTATTTAACCCAGTTAAATGTTTTATACAGACTTATGATGATGTTTTTTATCCACATATGTATGCTATTCAAAATCTAAATAAAAAATATGATAAGCATACGGAACTAGTACCTAACGATGTTAGGTCTACTTTATTATTTACAGGAAGTGAACTTAGTAAATATGCATATAATTTTCATGCGATGTTTTTAAGTGCATCTGCAATAGGAAAAATGTGTGGAGAGTTGACTGAATATGACTTTGTTATTAAAACAAGAAGTGATACAGTGTTTAATCCAATGCCCGAACATCATTGGATGAATTTATTACACAATATGAGAAAAGATATATACAACAATATTATATTTTCTCCTTGGATGCGTTTACATAACGGAAGCGGCTATTTTGGTGATTTGGCATTTATTTCTGCTCCATCTACTATGTATAGATATTTAAAAAACTTAGACGATAATCTTATTAATGTGTGTACCAAATATAAATTTCTGTTTGGTGAAAGATTAATAGAATCTAGCTCTCCAATTGCCCATTGGATGTGGCATAGATTAAGTATGGAATCTAAGGTTGATTGGCTTGCAATTAGTGTAGTTTGGCCTACACCATTTAATGCAGCATTAATAAGGAATAACGAACCAATTACTAATTTTGATTTTGATACTATGCTAGAAAAGTATAAAAATGAAGAGGATTCGAGACATGCGGAAATGCATAAAAAAGATCTTATTAAACCAAGGTCAACTTAGCGGACAATTAGTATAAATAACTATATGAAAGTCTGGGAAGTCATAAAAGAAGATACTACTTCTGGCGTATTTGCCAGTGTTGCTATGCCACTGTTTACAGGAAAAAAAGGCAAAGCACATCACAAGGCTGCACGAAAAGCAGTAGGATTAGAAGACACAGGAAAAAACAAACCTGTTGTTCCAGGCTATCCAAATAACATGATTCGGAGAGTCAAATGAGACTAAACACATTAAACACAAATAAAGCGCCTAAAGCAGTACCAATGGTTGTCAAAGAAAATGCTGGGTATGCAGTTAAAGATATAAATGGTATTACAAGGAAACTATTTGACGATATTGATATTGCAAATCATTATATGAAACGTCACAATAAAGAACTTAGAGAAGGTGTCGAGCCAGTTGTATACATGAGTGAAATTATGGAAGGTGTTCTTGATAGCACTGACGATGATGGATGGATGGCAAAAGGACAACTATATCAACTTAGTAAGTATAGTGTAGAGTTACACGGAATGATTCAAGACACGGATAATTTAGAGCCTTGGGTACAAGCAAAAATTACTAAAGCAGCAGATTATATTAGTGCAGTTAAACATTATATGGAATATCTAGTAATTAATGATCAACAATCTGACGCACCAGTAGTAATAGATGACCTTCCTGACGACGAATTTGAAATGTAATGCGTTTTACGGAGTTCACTGATCTAACTGAAGGCCTCCCTGCTTTTAATCAAGGCGGGGTGTTTGGATCTGGGTTAGATCCACAGCAATTCCAACAACGTACTGGTGTTTCTCCAGCTAATGCATCAAACACAGTTAAGAATATAGTTAAATTATCTCCAGGATTTAAAAGTCCGCAGATGAAAAATGCACTACAGGGTTATTTTTTAGAAAACCCCAAATCACTCCAAGCAGCTAATCAGAATTTTAACCCACAAGGACAACCAAAATCAAGCGTAAAGCCTGGATTATTCAGAGGGTTGCTAGGTAAAGCATTTGGTGCTATTGGATTAATATTGACTCCTAGTGCTGCAAACCAGGGCGAAGACCAAGCAGTAAGACAAATGGAATCTGTTTGGAATTTTACAAGATATTTGTTAAAAAATGCACCCAAGGAATACATTAAGTTTTATGATGATGAATGGGCTGCATTAACCCCAGAAGAAAAAAAAACAAACGCACAATGGAACCCAAAAGAGACTGACGAATATAAGCAAGCTCAAGAAATAGTACGTATGTTAGACAAAAAACCTGCTACTGACTTTGCACCTGCTGAACCTTCTCCAAAGGAAGTTAGTCCAGATGTTGAGCCAGATTGGTGGCCGGAGGATTTACCTTTTAATCCAGAGACATTACCAAGTAATAATCCTGAAGCAGAACCGTTTACACAACCAGATATTCCTACTACACCAAGTAAGCCAAGTAGTCCTGAGCCAGATGATGCTCCAGAACCAATAGTTAATCCTAAGGGTCCTAACATAGACCCAACTACTCCAGAGCAACCAAACACTCCAAAGATAGATCCAAATACTAATCCTAAATCGGATCCAATTACACAACCAGATATTCCTACTACACCAAGTAAGCCAAGTAGTCCTGAGCCAGATGATGCTCCAGAAATTGAACCAAAGACACCGGGTCCTGATATAGACCCAACTGCACCAGCCCCACTAAAAGTTCCTGATCCACTAAAAGTTCCTGATCCACTAAAAGTTCCTGATCCACTTTCAGTACCTGATCCACTAAAAGTTCCGGATCCACTTCCAGTACCTGATCCAGATACAGCACCAAATATACAACCACCATCTCCAGGACCTGAATTGGATCCTAACGCACCATCACAGCCTCAGACACCAACAGTGCCTGACAATGCGCCAATTGTACTTCCTAGAATTTCGCCAGATGATGCTCCGCAATTTGATCCAACCCCAATGCCTGTTATTCCTCTACCGGATCCATCACCAGTACCTAGTACAACTCCAGCAGATCCAGCAGCACCACCTAAGCCACAACCCAAACCAGAGCCTGGGCCTAATATAAATCCGCTGGCACCTTCTCAACCAAACACTCCAAAGATAGATCCAAATACTAATCCTAAATCGGATCCAATTACACAACCAGATATTCCTACTACGCCAGCTCAACCGGAAGCTCCTAAACCAGATGATGCACCAGCAACTCAGCCTGCACCAAAGCCAGCACCTAAGCCAGCACCGAAACCTAAGCCAGCACCCAAAGTTGCACCTACACCTAAGCCAGCACCCAAAGTTGCACCTACACCTAAGCCAGCACCGAAACCAAAACCCAAGCCTGCACCCAAAGTTGCACCTACACCTAAGGTACAACCAATACCTAAAACTGGTGGGGGAAGAGGTGGTAGGCCACCACGTATAAGACCACGTAAAAGAATCGGGTTACCTCCATTTAGTGCAAAGGGTGATAACAAAAAATGGGTACCATTTGATTTTGTAAACGTAAGAGATCCGTTAGATCTTGGCAGAGCGGCAAGACGTAGCTAAATAATACTGTTAAGGATGTACCATGGATAGTTTAACAGAAGCACAAATAATAGAAGCACAAGTACAAGAAATAATAGATGAAGCAGAACAACTCAATGAGTTCTTGCCACTAATACCATTGGCTATTTGGGCAGGTGGTGCTGCATGGACAGCCTACGATGTTTATCGTACTGCAAAACAATACAAAGCAGGTGAAATTACCAAAGGTGAAGTTGCTAAACGAGTTGGTACTGATGTTGCATTAAGTATCGCTGGAGGAGCAATAGCCAAGGGTTTAATTAAAGGTGGAAAAGCTGGTTACGGCGTAATTAAAAAAGTAGTTGACAAAAGTAAAGAAAAGTTCGATGTAGTTGATCGAGCAAATAAAAGAGGGCGTACTACTAAGGATATAACAATTGGTGGTCAAAAAATAGTTGATCCTACTAAAGTAACTACAGCACGTGGTGCTGATGGTAAGATGAGAGCATTAACCAAAGCAGAGAAAAAAGCATTAGCAAGGGCTAGTGATACTAGAAGTACTGCCGCAAAAGCAATTGATGCGGTTTCTGCACCAGTTAAGGCGGTTACTGGGTTGGGTAAAGGTGGACTTGACAAAAAAATGGGCACTGCTACAAGTAATGTTGTTAAAAAAATTACTGACCCCTTAATGAAAAAGAAAAATATTCCTACAGTAGCAATAGATCCTTTAACCAAAAAGTTTAAAAAATTAGATGGACCAATTGATGACAGAACTAGATTAGCTAAAGTTATTGACGCACCAAAAGCTGGACTGGATGCTCTAAGAAAAGTAGATGACTTTATTGGTGATATACCTGGCAACATTGCAAGAAAAACTATAGACACAGTAACACAAAATCCAATTGCTAAAGCAGAAAAAGCTAGACGTAAAGCAGCTAAACAAATTAGAGCGGCAGATGCAGTCGCAGCAAGAGCCGCTAAAGAAATTGATAAGCAAATGCAGCAAGCAAAAGACTTGCGTAAACGTGATGCAACACAACGTATTAGATCTGCTGATGCGGATGCGGCAGATGCCGCTAAAAAAGCAGCAAAGAGTGCAGATGAATTTAAACGTAATGCAGCTCAACGTAATGCTAGTGCCGCAATGCGTAATGCAGATAACATCGCAGTTAAGCAAGCAACTAGGCAAGCGGCAGACCAAAAAGCAAATACCGCCAAAAGAAGTGCATCAGCAGCAATACGTAAAGCAGATAAAATTGCTACAGACAGAGCATCTGATGTAGCCGCATTTAAACGTAATGCAGCTCAAAGAACAGCTTCAACTAGGATGCGTAGTGCAGATAAAATTGCTACTAGACGAGCTGATGATCTAGCAGTAAATGATAAAAGAAGAGCGGCAGCAGCCACAATTAGAAAAGCAGACTCAGATGCAATTAAAAAAGCAAAAGAGATAGAAATTGCTGCTAAAAAGAAACGAGCAGATGCTGTGGCAGCAAGAGCTGCTAAAAAAGCAGATGCAGAAGCACGTATTAAGAAAGCTGATGCCGCCGCAGCGAAGAGATTAGGCAAAAAGACAGATGCTGGTGAAATCGCTGCAAGAGTAGCTGCAAGACGTGCATCCAGAAAAGTTGATGGTAAGACAAAAATGGCCAAGCGTGTAGGAAGAAGAGTTGACAAATTAATTCCAGGCGGTAAATCTGGTGGTGGCGCTCCAGCAGCTTCATGGCAGTCATTTTCGCCAGTCGCAGTAAATGATCCACTAAATTTGTCAAGAGCTAATAAAGGGTAATAAGATGAAAAAAGATGCAAATAGTATACTAAAAAATATATTTGATAAAGCCGCCAATGCGGTTAATGAAGGTTACAAAGTACTTCCTCCAATGGATGCCAAGTACCAACCACGTGATGGTTTAGAAGGCCCGTTTACAACATTAAGTGGAAAAGTAGTATACTATGATCCAGGCGAGGGGGCATATTACGACCCAGATACTGATTTTTATATTTCATACGATGAGTACCAAGAACTAGATAAAGATTATAGTGGTATGAAAACCGAAGGTGTTGAAACAGATTATGAAAATGAGATTGATCAAATTATTGATGAGATAAAAGAGTTAGGAATAACAGACGTAGATGAAATCGCCAGTGTTGTTGGAAACTTTATTGATAATGAAGATGACGCAGCGGAAGTATACGTAACTGTGTTAGACTTTTTGGGACTTGCAGAATCAATTAGCGAAGGTGCAATGGATGATGAGATTGCCGCATACTACAGGCAGTTAAAACTTCCAAATATGAAATCTTGGAGAAAATTAACAAAAAATGAAAATCTTGGAGGATCTCCATTTAGAGCATCCGCTGCTAATGCTGAAGATTATGGCATGTTTAGTCAAGATGGTAATTATGAAGTTCAAGAGATTGTCGACGATGCATGTGGAATGGTTAAAAGTGGTGAAGCTGATATTATGAAGGCAGTCGATGCAGCAATGCGAATGCTTACAGATCTAAGTGAAATGGGCGGTCACGAAGAAGCAGAAGACACCGCAGTACGTGATAGTGTTACACGAGCTATTTGGAATCGTTGTGATAATGACGATACTAACGAAGGGCATAGTCCACATAAAAAAGGTACAAAGAAATACAAAGCACACATGGCGGCAATGCATGCTGAAGATAAAAAGAAAATGGTTAAGGATCCAAAAACAGGTAAGATGGTTCCAAGTTATGCAATAGACGGCAAAGGTGATAATGATCTTAAAGAGAAGGTATCAATTTCCCAAGTTAAAGAAAGTATCAATACTAAGTCCACAGACAAGAATCGCATAGTAGCGGATTATATTGGCGGATACTTAAATGGAAACCTTACTGAATCACAAGTTAAAGATGAAATTAAACATGTAGTAAGTCAAATACGCGAATCTGTTGATGCTAACGTAATATACACTAACATGCGTAAAACTAATATACAAGAATCTCTTGATAAAAAATTAATGGTAAGAGAAAGTATTGCACAACTCCAAAAAATTGTATCAGACAAGCAAATGATGCCAGTTAAATTTACTGACGGCAGTATGAAAATTGATATGACTACAGCAAATATAGTTCTAGATGCATACAAAAAAGTTAAGCCTGAAAATCAACAAAAAATAGAAAAAATGATGGAAACAAAATACGGGTTTAAGCGTTTATTAGATATCATCTATAAATAATGATTGCTGACAGTACTGAAGATTTTGTATGGGCGAGTATTGACCCAGATGATATCTGGGTCATGGATAAACTAATACTGTCAAGAAAATTAGGGTACGTTTGTGGTCCAGTTGGGCTTGATGTTCCGATACCAGGATATTATATTGTGCGACCATGTGTTAACATGTTAGGTCTAGGGTTAGGGACACGGCGGGTATGGATAGAAAAAGAAACTATGCATTTGCCATTAGGATACTTTTGGTGTGAATTCTTTGAGGGCAGACACCTTAGTGTAGATTATAACTATGGATTACAGCGGTTATGTGTTGAAGGATTTAAACCATTAGATACATTTACTAAATGGAGCGAATGGAAACGTACTACAGACTATGTAACCCGTCCTAATATATTACTTGACTTATTAAAAAGATACGAATGGATTAATTGTGAATTTATTGGCGGTAATCTTATTGAAGTTCATCTAAGACACAACGAAGATTTTGACGGCGGTATTAATCATTTTATTCCAGTATGGGAGGGACAAGACACTACCCCACCAAATGGATATCAATATAAAGATTATCCAGACGCACATGGACGTATAGGAGCGTTTATAAAATAAATACATTTAGTATAAAAAGGAAAAACTATGAGTAAATTTACATTTGACTTTAAAGGAAGATATGTAGCAGACATCTTACATCTTGGTAAAGATGACGCTATGGAATGGTTAGGCGCAATGCAAGATGTATTGCCTAAATATGACATTAATACTCCAGAAAGAGTTGCTGGATTTATGGCTCAAACTGGGCATGAATCCAATGGATATAAGGTACTTACTGAAAACTTAAACTACAGTGCAAAAGCACTCGATGCTATATTTGGCAAATATTTTAAACGAGCTGGGAGAGATGCAAATGAATATCATAGACAGCCTGAAAAAATTGCGAACGTTATTTACGCAAACAGAATGGACAACGGTGATACCAATTCCGGTGATGGCTGGAGATTTAGGGGCGGTGGCATACTGCAACTTACAGGTAGAAGCAATTATACAAGATTTGGAGAATCAGTTGGAATGAGTGCTGAAGAAGCAACTGACTATGTACGCACAAAAGAAGGTGCTCTTGAGAGTGCATGTTGGTTCTGGAAAACAAACAACTTAAACAAATACTGTGATAATAATGATATCACAACATTGTCTAAGCGTGTTAATGGTGGTACAATTGGTCTTGAAGATCGTATTAAACATTGGAATCATGCAATGGAATTGTTTACTGGAGTAGCAGCACCACACGTAGAAGAGAAGCTAGACATTAAACTTATTAAAAAAGGCAGTAAGGGATCGCTTGTTAAAGCAATGCAAGAAGTGCTTGGACTTGATGCTGATGGCGACTTTGGCCCAGGCACAGAACGTGCGGTCAAATCTTGGCAAGCTGAAAATGGACTAACACCTGATGGCATTGTAGGACCAAAAACACTAGCTAAGATGGGTATTGAATAATGGCAGCAAACGATGATGATCAAGGAAAGTTGGAAATTGCTGTAAGAGTACTAGGTAATGAATTAGTTGCTCTAAAAATGGTAGTAGATGATTTTAAAATGAAATGGTTAGTAATAGGCGTATTAACTATTGTATCATTATTTTGGGCTGCTAGTAAATTTGGACCAGCGTTAATGGGAACATTTGGATCATGATAAGCAAACAGTGTAAAGCACATTTAGATGATGTTGGAGAAACAGGATTACAACATATGGCAGTGGCATTAAAATCAGCAGTTAAATTACAACTATTGGTTCCTGCACTAATTATTCACAGCATTGCACCTAGGTGCTTTACACATACAGCAACTAATGTGATGAAAGATATTTTGGAGAAAAGAAAATGAATTGGATAAAAGAACGTATCAGTGAACGCACCACATGGGACGGTGGCGTGATGATCGCAATGGGGCTGATTGCATTGTTTGCAACTAGTTTTATTAAACTTGCGGCAGTTGCAGCAATTGCATATGGCGCATGGACTATTTGGAAAGCAGAATAATATGTGGGATATGATCGAACGCATGGCTAGCGATAGGCTTTGGATTTACACTGCACTTGCTGGTAGTGTGTTCGGTGCAATTTTCATTGCATATATGAGTACTACACGTATAGGACTTTGGTTTTATGCTAAAGTAGATCATAGTATGGACTATTTGGTTGCTCGATACGGCTGGACTTGGCTTGAGCAACCAGAAGATGCATGGCGTAAAAAGTACCCACGTATTACAAAAAAAATAGATGAACTAGAAACTCGTATTGAAGAACTAGAGAGAAAAGACAGCCAATATCATAATTATTAACTTGACATTTCTATTGTAAACCTGCTATACTGTAGTAAGATTACAATATAAACAAGGAGCAAATATGCCTACACGATCATTTAGTAGTTCAGAAATTACAAAACTAAAGCAATTAATGAGCGAAGGAATTCAAGTAACTAGTGAAGTTGATGCATTAAAAGAAGGTCTTAAAGATACAGTTAAGGCTATTGCTGAAGAAATGGATATGAAACCAGCACTACTTAATAAAGCAATCCGAATTGCTTATAAAAATGAGTTTGCTCAAACACAGGATAACTTTAGTCAAGTTGAAGAAATTTTAGCGGCTGTAGGTAGAGACAATTAATGCTCGACTTAAAAGTTATTGAAGTAGAACATTACACAGACAAATTATTTAGAATACAAACAGAAAGACCCCGTAGTTTTAGATTTACTGCGGGGGAGTTTGTTATGATAGGTTTAGAAGATGCACCTAATAGGGCATACAGTATTACTAGTGGTCCATATGATGACTACATTGAGTTCTACAGTATCAAAGTACAAGAAGGTCCACTTACTAGTAAATTACAACATGTTAAAGTAGGTGATACTATTCGTGTAGGAGAGAAGCCAACAGGTACACTTATACTTGCTAACTTAGAACTAGGTGGACACCTAGTAATGATGGCAAGTGGTACTGGTATTGCTCCGTTTATTAGTTTACTACGTGAACCAGAAACATACGACTTATTTGAGAACATTACAGTAACATGGACCACTAGGCTACATGCTGAACAGGACTGTTACCGAGACTTCTTGAATGAGATGCCAATTGAATACATCAGCACAGTTACACAAGAGCCAGCTGAACTACAAGGACGTATTCAAAAGTTTATGGCGGATGGTACAGTACAGATTGACAATCCTGCTGAACAGCGTATAATGTTATGTGGAAGTGTGGCATTTAATAATGATTTGAAAGAACACTTTAACAGTCTCGGATTTAATGAGGGAAACAAACGCACACAAGGTACGTTTGTACAAGAAAGGGCGTTTGTTAGTTAATGTATGTAGATGCACATTTTGATCGTAACAAAGATATTATCTATGTTGCTGAACGTATTAATGGCCATAGAGAGTATCGAGAGTACCCGCCAAGCTATATGTTTTATTATAAAGACCAACGTGGGAAATATGAAAGTATTTTCGGAGACAAACTCTCACGGTATTCAACTACAAATGGCAAGGCATTTAAAAAAGAAAAGAAAATGTATGGTGGACAAACATTATTTGAAAGTGATGTTAATCAAGTTTTCAAATGTTTGGAAAACAACTACTTGGGGAAAGAACCTCCTAAACTAAACACTGCATTTTTTGATATTGAAGTTGACTTTGACAAAGATGTAGGATTTGCACCGCCAGAAGATCCGTTTAATCCTGTTACTGCTATTGCTGTTAACTTAAATTGGATTGGCAAGACAATATGTATTGCTTGTAAGCCTGATACACTCACTAAAGAAGATGCACAAGAAATTTGTGATAGATTTCCTGACACACTTCTTATGGATACAGAAGAAGAACTGCTTCGAACATTTTTAGAGTTAATTGAAGACGCAGACGTAATGAGTGGATGGAATAGTGAAGGATTTGATATTCCATATTTGGTAAACCGCATTACACGTATACTTGGAAAAGATTACACACGTAAATTTTGCTTGTGGGATCAACTACCAAAGCGCAGAGAGTTTGAAAAATATGGCAAGGCACAAGAAACATATGATACAATTGGTCGATTGCATTTGGATTATATGCAACTATATCAGAAGTACACATATCATGAAATGCATAGTTATGCACTAGACGCAATTGGCGAATATGAGCTCAATGAGCGTAAGATTGCATATTCAGGCACATTAGATGCGTTGTATAATAATGACTTTGAAACTTTTATTGACTACAACCGTCAAGATGTGGAATTGTTAGTTAAACTAGATGCAAAGTTGCAGTTTATTGACTTAGCAAATGTTATTGCACATGATAACACAGTACTAATACAAACCACAATGGGCGCAGTTGCAGTTACTGACCAAGCTATTATTAATGAAGCACATCGCAATGGACTTATTGTTCCAGATAAACAACATGATAAAGTACAAAAGCATTATCCACAAACAACACAAGCCGCTGGTGCATACGTTGCAACACCAGTTAGAGGACGGCATGAATGGATTGGTAGTATGGATTTAAACAGTCTGTATCCAAGTATTTTACGTGGACTTAACTTGAGTACTGAAACAATTGTAGGACAAGTTAGACATACATTAACTGTACCACTATTGCAGGAGTATAAATGGGAAGCTGCTAGAGCATGGGAAGGCAAATTTGCCGCACCAGAGTATGAACTAGTAATGGCAAAAGATACCGAAACTCAGCTATGGATTGACTTTGAAAATGGCGAAGAGCTAATGGCCACTGGTGCAGAGATATATCAAATTATCTTTGAAAGTGGTCAGCCTTGGGTTATATCAAGTAATGCTACTATTATCAAACAAGATAAAAAAGGTATTATTCCCGGATTGCTAGAGCGTTGGTATGCTGAACGTAAAGTACTGCAAAAGAATGCCAAAGAAGCACAAGGTGTTGATCCTGAGAAATTTACATACTGGGATAAAAGGCAGTTAGTTAAGAAGATTAACTTAAATAGTTTATACGGTGCGTTACTTAACCCTGGTAGTAGATTCAATGATCCACGCATGGGACAATCAACAACATTAACAGGGCGTACTATTGCTAGACATATGGGAGCAAAAGTAAATGAACTATTTACAGGAGAGTATGACCATGTCGGGGCCAGCATTATATATGGAGATACTGATAGTATCTATTTTAGTGCGTATCCTATATTCAAGGAACAGATAGAAAACGGTGAGTTTGAATGGGACAAAGACAAAGTTAGTGAACTATATGATACAGTATGTGAGCAAGCTAATGTAACTTTTCCTGGTTATATGGCAGACGCACATAATGTACAAGACCGTGAGCAGGGAAAAATTATTGCCGCTGCTCGAGAAATGTGTGCATTATCAGGTATCTTTATCAAGAAGAAACGCTATGCAATCCTAGTATATGACAACGAAGGGTTTAGAGAAGATTATGATGATAAACCTGGTAAAATTAAAGCCATGGGATTGGACTTAAAACGTAGCGATACTCCTCCATTTATGCAAGATTTTTTGAGTGAACTACTTTTAAAAACACTTACTGGTGTCCCTAATGAAGAACTTATTGAAAGAATTGTTGAATTCAGACGTGAGTTTAGAGACAAGCCAGCATGGGAGATTGGCACACCTAAGCGTGTTAATAAGCTCACATATTATAATAATTTAGAGTGGGATAAAAAAGGCAGCTACAAAGGTAAAGCAAACATGCCAGGGCATGTTCGTGCCGCAATTAACTATAATCGTCTACGTGATATCAATAGTGATAAGTTTAGCTTAGATATTATTGATGGTATGAAAACTATTGTATGTAAATTAAAACCAAACCCAATGGGATTTACTAGTATCGGTTATCCTACAGATGAAGGCAGAATTCCAGATTGGTTTAAGGAATTACCATTTGATACTGATCTTATGGAGGAGACTATTATTACTAAAAAAATAGAAAACTTACTAGGAGTAATAGATATTGACTTATCTAAAGCAGAGGACAAAACTACATTTGAGAGTTTGTTTGATTTTGGATGAAACTAGATTTACATGGAAAACATATTCATGAAGCATGGAAATGTGTTGACAGATTCATTAATGACTGCTATTATGGTAATATTAAAAGATGTGAAATTATCTGCGGTCAAGGTGCTATTAGGACTGAAATTGAAACCTGGTTGCATCTAAATAAGCATGTAAAAGAATACAGATTTAATAGTCGCACACAAGGCAGCTATAACATAATACTAACAAAAAGGAAATAAGTATGAGAGATTATCTTCTCGATATTGTAAAACATACACGAAGTGTAGGCAACATTGATGCAGTTAAAGTTACTGACGGATTAGTTGTCGAAGCAAAAGACGACGATAATAAGGTAATTGTGAAAGCAACTTATAAGTCAGCCCCAACAGAATTAAACGGTGTACTAGGGCTACCTAACTTGGATAAACTAAACATTATCCTTAATATTCCTGAGTACACAGAAAATGCAAAAATTAGTGTTGAAAATCGTGAACGCAATGGAGAAAGCACACCATTTAGTTTGAAGTTTGAAAATGCAGGTGGCGACTTTAAAAATGACTTCCGCTTTATGAGTAAGGAACTAGTTACCCAACGTATTCCAGAAGTAAGATTTAAAGGTGCTAATTGGGATGTAGAGTTTGAACCACATAGTGCAAGCGTACAACGGTTTAAATTCCAAAGCCAAGCAAATAGTGAAGAAAGTGTGTTTATTGCAAAAACTGAAGGCACCAATCTAAAGTTTTATTTTGGCGATGATAGTGGACATACTGGAAACTTAGTATTTCAGGCAGACATATCTGGATCACTAAAACAAAGCTGGAAATATCCAGTTGCAGAGGTATTAAACGTATTAAATATCAATGGTGACATTACTATGCGGTTTAGTGATAGTGGGGCACTTAAAATTGATGTAGACAATGGCATGGCCATTTATGAATACATCTTTCCGGCACAAAGTTAATGATAGTTGGGTTCACATGTAGTGTATTTGACCTGCTACATGCAGGTCATATTGCAATGCTACGTGAAGCTAAAGATCATGTTGATTACTTAATAGTTGGGTTACAAACTGACCCAACTATTGATAGACCAGACGAAAAGAATAAACCAGTACAGAGTTTAGTAGAAAGATACGCACAATTAGCAGCTACTAAATATGTTGATGAAATAATACCTTATCAAACTGAACAGGACTTAACTGACATACTTGAAATGTATCATATTGATATTCGAATCCTTGGAGAAGAATATCGAGAAAAAGATTTTACTGGAAAAGAAGTTTGTCGCAAAAGAGAAATCGAACTATATTTTAACAAACGAGATCATAGGTTTAGTACTAGTGATCTTAGGAAGAGAGTGGAAAATGTACCCTGCCAAAAAAGAAGCTCACCTAAATAAACTACGTGAACAACATAAAGATCTTGACATTAGGATCCAAAAGTTATATAATACAACTAATAGTGAACGTACCTTGAAAACCCTTAAAATTGAGAAATTAGATCTCAAAGATAAAATTACCGAATTGGAGAATAGAAATGGTAAAAAAAATTAGAGTTATTGAACCAGATATTGAAAATACTGGAGATGCAGAAAATATGACAGAGCTAGCAAAATCTATGGATTGGAAGCTATGGGAAATCTTGCAAATTATGCAGAGATTAGAAAAGAAAATTGGGGCTGATGGTTTAGTTCTCAACGATGACTGATAATTATGAACCCTACGAAGCATATATGCGACGGAGATCAAGAGAAGAGGATGCAAAAATGAATAATGCTAAACGTAGTATTTGGGTAACTTTCACTAAAGAAGGTATCCATAAGTATCCAGCAGCATTAGACGATCCTGCACTAGCAACAGGAGATGAGTATGATGTAAGTTTCTTAGGATACCCACATCGACATACTTTTCACTTTAAAGTACAAATACAAGTAACACACAACGATAGAGACATTGAATTTATTCAGTTCAAACGTTGGTTAGAGAATCTTTATAAAGAAGACATTCTCGAACTAGATTATAAGTCATGTGAAATGATTGCGGATGACTTATATCTACACATCAACAGCAAATACCCCGGCCGGTTTGTTGTCATTGATGTCGCCGAAGATGGCGAAAACGGCTGTCAAATTGTTTATCCAGCATAAAGGAATATAGTGGTGAATAATGTAGGTACAGATATTCGCGACCTTCGTCAAGGTCGTGTGAGTATTAATGATATCAAGTTTGACTTGATTAAGATTATCGAACCACATGATGGGTGGTTAGCAACAAATGAAGGAAGTGACAAACTTGTAAGTCGTCTGTTTACTCGTTATTTGAGTGACTTAAGATACGCTAGTTTAGTAAATGACTTTAATATTAGAAGTGCTATACGTAATAATGCAATTACATATGATGTTTCTGTTAAAATGAGTCAAGAACGTAGTGATAAGAAACTCAAAATTCATGTGGGTGTATATCAGAAACGAGTAAAGTAATGACAGCGACCCGTATTAACTTAACAGAACGTAATAAGGACTATGCAGTATTTTTGCCTAGTATTAGTACATTTTATAATAATTATATTGCTAAACAACAAGTAACCGGTGGACAGCACATTTTGCCAGACCGCATGCCAGATGGTTTTGAAACTGGCATGGAAGGCATGAACTTTCTCAATGAGAAGGATGCTTACTATAGTTACAAGTGGGGGTTATACTCCGCAGGACATGCCCAACTTAATTTAAGCAAAGCTAATGATTCAGATGCAATGGTACAAGGACGTGATCGTGACAAAACGTTTATGCTCTGTGACAGTGGCGGGTTTCAGATTATTAAAGGTGTTATCCAGTGTGACTGGGATAACTTTAAAACTGATGACAGTTTACGTCAGAAGATCTTAAACTGGTTGGAACACACGGGTGACTACAGTATGATCCTGGATATTCCAACACTGGCGGCGGATCCTACATTTAGTGGTCGTACTGGTATTACTAGTTTTAATCAGTGCTTAGAGTTTACAGACTTTAATGTAAACTGGTTTAAAAAGAATCGCAAATATCAAACAAAATACTTGAATGTTATGCAGGGACGTAATTGGGCTGAAGCAGAACACTGGTATGAAACTATGAAGCATCATGATTTGGAAGGCTTTGCGTTTGGTGGTAGTGCTAAAAACGATATTAATATTGTATTGCGTACACTTATTAAGATGCGTGATGATCAGCAACTAGAACGTGGTAAACGTGATGTGCTACACTACTTGGGTATTGGTAGATTGGAATGGGCAACAGCCTATACAGCAATCCAACGTGCATTGCGTGAGCATGTAAACGAAGATGTTCAAGTAATGTTTGACTGTGCATCGCCTTTCTTAGCAACAGCAAATGGTACAATGTATACCCAACATGTACATAAAAATGACCGCTTTGGTTATGTTATGGATAAAGCAATGGACAATAAAGCACTAAGCGGTAGTAAGTTGGCATTTCCCTTTGGTAGTCCAATTGGCGAAAGACTTAACTTAGGTGACATTTGTCATTATGCACCTGGCATGCTGAATAAAATTGGCAAAGAAGGAAAAACTAGTTGGGATAGTTTTACATACATGCTGTTAATGTCACATAATGTATACAGTCATATTGAAAGTGTACAACGTGCAAACGCACTTACTGATATGGTAAACACAACAGTAAGTACAGACTACAGACAGTGGCGTAAGCTAAAAGCGACCAGTAAAGATGAAGTGTTTAGTCCGTATGTACCACGTAATATTGTTTATATGACGCAATTTATTGATCAATTGTTCCGTAGTGAAACGCCAATGCAAATGTTAGACGAAGCGGAGTCTATGCTTGCTAACTTTAGTGGACAGAAACTACAAACATCAAGTGCTGGAAGTTTTAGTAACTTGTTTGAAGTTGACGATGTGGTTTCAGAAGAATTAAATGAAATGACAGCTGAACAAGAAGCTGAGGCTGAAAACTTCTTAGAAACATTGGAGGTATAAAATGCGTGATATTGTTTTAGTAACTGGTGGATTTGATCCGTTACACTCAGGACATATTGCTTATTTTAAAGCAGCTCGGGAACTAGGTGATATCTTAGTTGTCGGGCTGAATAGCGACAGTTGGCTTACCCGTAAAAAAGGTAGACCATTTATGTCTTGGAATGAACGTAGTAGTATTATTGGCGAACTTGAGTGTGTTGATGAGGTTATTGGATTTAACGATGATGATGGCACCGCTGTTGATGCAATTTCAGAAATGATTTCAGAATATCCGAATGATAATATTATATTTGCCAATGGCGGAGACCGTAAAAAAGGCACAACACCAGAACTAGAATTTGCTAAACAATTCGATAACGTTACATTTGAGTTTGGTGTTGGTGGTGAAGATAAAAAGAACTCTAGTAGTTGGATACTAAAAGACTGGAGCCAACCTACTACAAAAAGAGCATGGGGTACTTATACAGTACTTCACAACGGCCCAGGCTGGGCAGTAAAAGAACTAGCATTTGGTACTGAAACTCCACTAAGTGATCAACGACATTTTATTCGTAGTGAACATTGGCATGTAGTTGAAGGTGTTATACAAATGGATTTAGAGTTTGACAATGGCGAAAAATCTAGTACAATATATACATCAGGCGAAAGTATTGACATTCCTGTTTTAACTTGGCACAAAGCAACTAACATTGGTAGCACAACAGCAAAAGTTATTGAAGTTTGGATGGGAGATAAATTAACAGAAGATGATATTGAAAGAAGAGATTAATGACTACAGTACAGATTTTTCCCATTAGTGTATATGATGGTGAAATTAGCGAAGCTACTCATACTGCAACTGTAGACAAATTAAAAAATGTTCAATGGGATTATCCGGTTGAACATTCTTCAGAAGCACATAAGATGAATATATCCGATAATGGAACTGCAAATTTTCAATCTGACGTTATATCACAATTTGAATTAACAGAATTTGCCGATGAACTTATAAAACATATGGAAGAATATTCAAAAAGCATTGGAGGATATGTCGGAGACTTTACAAGAAGTTCTTGGATAACAAGATATGAAAAAGGTGATTATGCTCAACAGCATTCACATGGATCTGCAAGCATATCAGTAGCTTATTACATTGCTAGTAACGGCGAAGATGGAGATTTTTATTTTGCTAGTCCTAGCCAACAAAGGTTTACAGCCAATACATCACACTTACCAAATATGGTAAGAATATCTCCACAAGAACGCAAGCTATTATTATTTCCAAGTTGGCTAGAACACGGTGTGTTTAAAAATAAAACCGACAATATTAGGAAATGTTTATCAGCTAATATATATTTTTAATGAAAACAATTTGGATTACACAATGAACACAATTTGGATTATACCAATTGAGCCTATTGACCAGCGTTATACTAAACAATGGTACGATAACATTCCACTTACACTAAAAGCAAAAATTGCAGAACGTGAACTTAATTATTTTGTACAAACTATTGATGGTGAAGATTTTAAACCTGATGTGAGAACTGAAGGTGCCTTTCTTGACTTTGGTGCAACTAATGTATACAAAGCAACACAAGCGGCAGAAGTAAGTCGTATGTTTAGCAATGGCAAAGTTAAAGCAGGTGACAAATTTCTGATAACTGATGCTTGGAACTTTATCATCACTCCAATCAAATACATGAGTGACCTATTAGATATTCCAGTAGAGATACATAGTATTTGGCATGCTGGTGCATATGATCCTACAGACATACTTGGCTATAAAATGAGTAAGCCATGGCCTTCACATGTTGAAAAAAGTTGGTATTATAGTAGTGATTATAATTACTTTGCAACAAATTTCCACAAAAATATGTTTTTACGCAACTTGGATATTCCAGTAGAAGATCATGGAAGAGCAATACGTAGTGGGCAACCACACGAGCTTATTGTTGACAGTTTAGTACAGTATCAAAATACACCAAAGAGTGATAAAATTATGTGGCCACATAGGTGGAATGATGATAAGCAACCGGATATTGCATTAGCATTAGCACAAGATTTTGATATGGTTATTACACAAAAAATGAACCTTGACAAATCACAGTACTATGCTAAAATGGGAGAAAGTAAATTAATTTTTAGTTGTGCATTACATGAAAACTTAGGTATCAGTGTTATGGAAGCAGTACTAACTGGTGCTATTCCTATTGTGCCAGATCGTGCAAGCTATAGTGAGATGTATTTGCCAGAATTTAAGTACCCATCTGAATGGACTGCAAGTTTTGAATCATATAAACAACACAAGGATTCACTAGTAGGATTTATAAAAGAAAAACTAATCATGTTTGACAAATACCAAGACGTATTGGTTAAGCAACGTAACATTCTTATTGAAAATTATCTAAATAGCAGTGTTATGATAAACAACATACTGCAATAAAAAGGAACATAGTATAATGACAAAGACTTCCGATTTGATTAAGCAACGACTTAAAGATCAAAACATTAGACATTGGGCTGGTGACAACATTAGCTCAGTATTAGAAGATGGCGATAAACAAAAACTTATTGATGAGGCGACAACTAGTTTTGAAAATGTATTGGACTCATTAATTATTGACAGGGACAATGACCCAAATAGTCATGGAACTGCCAAGCGTCTTGCTAAGATGTATTTTAATGAATTAATGAGTGGACGGTATGAGCCAGCACCCAGTGCAACAGCATTTCCAAATGATAGTGCTGAACGTTATGAAGGTATGCTAGTTGTACGTAGTGAATTAAGAAGCATGTGTTCACATCATCATCAGCCAGTAGCAGGAGTTGCATATATTGGCATTATCGCCTCTAATAAATTAATTGGACTAAGTAAGTATACAAGAATTGCACAGTGGTGTGCAAGACGTGGAACTTTACAAGAAGAGTTGGCAACCGACATTGCTCGAGAAATTATGAAAGCAACAGAAAGTGAAAATGTAGGGGTCTACATTCAGGCTACCCATGGCTGTTGTGAAAATCGAGGTATTATGGCACATAGTAGTTTAACACAAACTACAGTACTTAAAGGTAGCTTCCATAATGATCCTGGATGCAAAAAAGAATTCATGGATAATATTAAACTACAACAAGAATATGCTCCAAGATAAATGTAAACAATTAATAAGGAATAAAGATGTATACCCGTTTAAGCATTAACGATATCAAATGGGATCTAATAAAGATCATTGAACCATTTGATGGTATCCTCGAAAATAAGCCACGTGGAGAAACGTCGATCCGTCGACTTTTTGAAGCGTATCTTAAAGACTTACGTTCAGATCAACAAATATCAGATTTTAACGTATATAGTAACATTCGTGACACAGCGATTACTTACGATGTTTCTATAAAAGTGGCATCAGATAGATCGCCACGAAAACTAAAAATCCATGTTGGCACATATCAACACCCATGGATATAATTTTTAAATTGCATTAGTAATTTATATAAGGGTGAAGCATTTAGTTAAAGAACACCCACTACTAACTAAGAAGGACTTAAAATGAAACGATTTTTACTCGCAATGGTAGCAATGGTATTTGCTACAGCGGCTTCTGCAAAAGAAGTTACACTACTAATGGATTGGTTTCCACAAGGTAACCAAAGTGTTTTCTGGCAAGCTATGCTGGATAACGATAATCACGATTTGAAAATTAATATCAAGGCAGGTGGCCCTGGTGTTAAAACAGCAAATCTAGTAGCCGCAGGACAAGTTGAGTTTGGACTTAATGGTTCAGATTCAGTAATGATGGCTAACTCAAAAGGTGCAGGACTGGTAGCAATATTTGCTAACTTGGATCATGTTCCTTATACATTAGTATTCCATCCAGATCAAGGTATTAAAACTGTACAGGATTTAGACGGCAGACGTTTTGCTGTTGTTCCTGGCATTACATATTGGAAATGGATTAAGAAAGAGTACGGCGTAAGTGCTGACGAATTCCCACTAAAAGGCGACTTGGCTCTATTTGGCAGATCACCTGAAATGTTCCAACAGGGATATTCAATCTTTCTTCCAGCAAGACTTGAAGATAAAGGTATTGCAAACGAACAAATTAAAGTGTCAGACTTGGGCTATAAACCATATAGCACACTGTTTACTACACAAAAAATGATTGACGAAAACCCAGAACTAGTACAAGAAGTTGTAGATAGACTTAGAGCGGCTTTTGTTAAATCTCTTAACAATCCAAAACCAACTATGGATTTGATCTTAGGCAAGAGTAAAAAAGTTACCCCAGCAGTACACATGAATGCTATTAACCTTATGAAAGAAGAATTTCTTCCTAAGGACTACAGTAAACTGGGTTGCATGAAAAGTGAACGTTGGGCAGAACTAGCAGGACAACTAAAAGAAGTTGATGTTGTACCTAGTGATTTCGATCCATCGACTAGTTTCAATCTATCCTTTATGGGCAACTGCGAGTAAGAGGTAGATACTGTGATTGCAATTTCCAAAGTAAGTAAACACTTTGACGAAGTTCAAGCACTAGCAGAAGTAAACTTAAATATTGCCACAGGCGAGTTCATCAGTATTGTTGGACCTTCAGGCTGTGGCAAGTCTACCCTACTTCGTGTGATTGCTGACCTAGTTGAAACAGACGGAAGTGTTACCAAACCTAGTAAAGGTGCATTTGTATTCCAAGATAGTGCATTGTTACCTTGGCGTACAGTACAACGCAATGTAGAACTGTTAATGGAACTAGATGGCACTGACAATAAAAAAGACAAAGCCCGTAAAGCATTAGAGCAAGTTGGTCTAACGGGATTTGAAAACAGTTATCCACATCAACTAAGTGGCGGTATGAAGATGCGATTAAGCCTAGCAAGAAGTTTAGTATTAGATCCACAATACATATTGCTAGATGAGCCACTGAGTGCAGTAGACGAATTAACAAGAGAAGTCCTGCAAGAAGAATTACACAACATGTGGACCAGAGACAAGTTCACTGCTATACTTGTAACACACAACATAGCGGAGGCAGTTTATCTAAGTAATAGAGTTGTCGTCATGAGTCCACGTCCAGGTAAAATTACAGACATTGTAGATATACCATTTAAAAAACGAACACCAGACATTAGAACAAAACCACAGTTTACAAAACTGGTAAATGATATATCAGGAAAGTTAAGAACATGGAGATAAAAAAGATATTACCACCTGTACTAATACTTGTACTATTTTTAGGCAGTTGGCACATAGGTGCATTAATGTATGACATGGCATTTTTATTACCTACACCTTGGACCGTAGCAAAACAATTTATTGCAGACTTCGACATTATTATGATCGGACTAGCACAAACATTTACAGCGGCTTTTTCAGGATATATTATTGCGGCACTGTTAGGTATTAGTGTAGCAACTGTAATGAGCCTAAGTAAAATACTAGAACGCAGTTTATATCCATATGCGATACTACTACAGACAGTGCCTATTGTTGCTGTCGCACCACTAATTGTATTGTGGTTTGGATTTGAGATTAAAAGTATAATCATTATAAGTGTTATTATTGCACTATTTCCTATTATAAACAATACACTGCTAGGACTAAAAAGTACAAACACAACACTAGTTGAGATGTTTAACTATCACAAAACAAACAAATTTAGTACATTTTATAAACTTAGGTTTCCTGCCGCAATACCAAATATTTTTGCTGGTCTAAAAATTAGTGCAGGACTTAGCGTTATTGGTGCTATTGTAGGCGAGTTCATTATTGGCAGTGGTAGCGAAGAAGGCGGACTAGGAATACAAATTATCTATGCACAATCAAACTTAGAAACAGCTCTAGTTATGGCGCTTATATTAACAGCGACAGGCTTAGGCTTTGCATTTTTTATGACAATACAGACCATCGGTTGGCTGTTAATGCGTAAATGGCATGAATCAGAAATGAAAGGGAGTTAAATGGACGGAGTACCAGTAATTGACATCAGCAGAGATCCTGATGTTGTACATAAAGAGATAGATGAAGCTTGTAAGAAATGGGGCTTTATTGTTGTAAGTGGACATGGCATAAGCAATGATCTTATTGACGACATGTTTAGTGTCAGTAAAGACTTTTTTGACCAATCACAAGAATATAAAGATACATTCGATAGAGCAAGTATTGGTAGAGGATACTATGCAGTAAGAGCCAAAGCACTTGCTAAAACACTTGGCATTGAAGATGCCAAACCTGATGAGAAAGAAAGTTTCACAACAGGACAAGAAGCAGTACCAGGTGATCCGTACTATGAAACACAAGGTGCCCAAGGACACTTTGCTCCAAACATTTATCCTAATGAAGAGTTTGAAAGAGTGTATAGAGATTACGACAAAATGTGTGTTGACTTATCACAACGTATACTTGATCTAATGCATTGTCCGTTGCGTAGCGATAAACCAATTAGCACACTAATCACACATAACTATCCAAAGCAAGATGTCTCGCCTGAAGGTATCAGAGCAGGTATGCACACAGACTTTGGAACACTTACACTATTGCTTACAGAAGACAAGCCAGGCGGCTTACAAGTAATGGGATTAGATGACGAATGGCATGATGTAAAGCCGTTGCCTTATACATTTATTGTAAACTTAGGTGACCTAATGCCACGTTGGAACCCAGAATGGCGTAGCACACTACATAGAGTTACAAACCCTCCTGTGGGAAGTGAATCAAGACGTATGAGTGTAGTATACTTTCATGCACCCAACTATGAAACAGAAGTAGATGGTACAACATCAGGTGAACATTTAATGATGAAGTTTGGCAAAAATAAGAATGTGGAGGAAAAAAGTGACAACAATAGCTCGTAGAAAGTTAGGTCTAACCCATTGGGATAATAAAACAGCGGGCGGGTATACACTATTTGCACCACAAACAGGAGGCGGACGTATACCACTCATTGACGATAGCGGTGAAGTAGTACACGAATGGAACATGCCTGTTAGACCAGGCAGAGATGCAGTACTATTAGAAAACGGTAACTTGGGTTATAACGGAAGTCATAACACCAGTGTTGACCTTTATCCACCTTGGGATATTTGGCATGGTGGTCACTTTATGGAAGCTACAAAAGATAGTGAAATAGTTTGGGAATATGAAGATCCTTATGCACACCACGATGCACAATGGCTAGATGGCGGATTGTTATATGTTGCTGCCGCTGAATATAAAGACGGACGATTCAGTGACATTGTGCGTATGGTAAACCGTAAAGGTGATGTTGTATGGGAATGGTGTGCATGGGAACATATTACAGAAGAAGAGTTTCCAGTACACGAAGGTATGCCCGACAATCATTGGCCCATGATTAACGGAGTATGTCTATCTGGTCATACTATCTATTTAAGTTTGCGTAACACAAGTGGCATTATTGGAGTAGACAGAGCTACAAAAGAAGTTGTATGGAAAAAGCAGTGGCCCGATGTAGCACAACAACATTGTCCTGTTGTTACCACAGCCGGTACAATGATTGCATTTTGTAATGGAAATATTAGGCCACCCGGGTTACATCACAGTAGGATTGTAGAATTTGATTTAGCAACTAAAGAACAAATATGGAGTTATGTGGATGATATGCCTCCTAGTTTCTTTAGTCCTTATATGGGCAGTGTACAACGTTTATGGAATGGCAACACATTTATTTGTGAAAGTGCCTTTGGTAGATTGTTTGAAGTTACACCAGAAGGAGAAACAGTATGGGAATATGTTATCCCATGGTTTGAAGAATACCCTGCACCACTAAACGAATTTATTACAGGAGCTCAAAACAGTTGCTTCAAAGCACATAGGTACAAAACATGGGAAATTTAGTAGTAGTAGGAACACAATGGGGCGATGAGGGTAAAGGCAAAGTAGTTGATCTACTAGCAGAACACGCTGATATTATTGTACGTTTCCAAGGCGGACACAATGCAGGACACACATTAGTAATAGAAGATAAAGTTTTTAAACTTAGTTTACTGCCCAGCGGTATAGTAAGACAAGACAAAGTTTCAGTTATTGGTAACGGTGTTGTATTGAATCCTTGGAAACTATTAGAAGAGATTGAACTAGTACAGTCACAAGGCGTAAATATTGATCCTAGTAGATTAATGATTGCAGAAAACACTCCGCTAATTTTACCCTATCACCAAGCATTAGATCAGTCAAGAGAAGAAGTAACTGATAAAAAAATCGGTACTACTGGCAGAGGCATCGGGCCTGCATACGAAGATAAAGCAGGAAGACGTGCAATTAAAGTAGGAGATCTTAGAGATGATGAACTACTCAAACATAGACTAGCAATAGCCGCAGAGTATCACAACTTTGACCAACAACAGTTGTTTAATCAGCTAGCACATATCAAAGAACATGTATTACAATATGTAAATGATGTACCACTTTATCTAAATCAAAAGACTGACTTAGGATTTAATATATTATTCGAAGGCGCACAAGGAAGCATGCTAGATGTAGACTTTGGCACTTATCCTTATGTAACAAGTTCAAACACACTAGCAGGCATGGCTAGTATAGGATCAGGTGTACCACATAATAAAATACCAAATGTAATTGGTATAACAAAAGCATACACAACTAGAGTAGGTGAAGGTCCTATGACTACTGAACTGTTTGATGAAGTTGGAGAGCATCTAGCAAATGTTGGTAAGGAAAAAGGCACAGTAACAGGCAGAGACAGAAGATGCGGCTGGTTTGACGCACCACAGGTTCGTAAGACTTGTATGTTAAATGGTGTTACTGGCATAGCATTAATGAAAATAGACGTACTCGATAAACTCGAGACTATTAAGATTTGTACTGACGTACACAACGGAATACCAGTGTATGAAGAGCTACCTGGTTGGTGTACTAGTACAATAGGTATAACTGATTATTCAGATTTACCAAGACTTGCTCAAGAGTATATTAACCGTATTGAGCAATTAACACAAACCGAAGTAGTTTTGATATCAACTGGACCAGAAAGAGATCAAACTATTTTATTACAAGATTCTTTCTTTTAGAGAAAGAAATAACACTAACAGGGAGAAATATATTATGTTAGGATTTTTTAAAGATATTGACAGAAGCATGTTGCTAAAACTAGTAGCACTACATGTAATTGTTATCGTAGTAAGTAACGCACTAGTGAGTATTCCAGTAGAAATTTTTGGAATTAAACTTACCTGGGCTGCATTTACATTTCCGTTGGTTGTGCTAGCAACTGACTTAACAGTACGAATGTTAGGTAAAAACATTGCACGTTCAACAATTGCGGCAGCTTATCCGTTGGCAATTATTGGATCAATTTTAGTTGTAATGGCGGAGGGTGCGCCAAGTAGTGTAGCAATGCGTATTGGTTTAGCCAGTGCAACAGCGTATGCAGTTGGCACAATGTTGGATGTATATGTATTTCAATACCTACGTGAAAACTTTTTGAAGCATTGGTGGATTGCGCCAGCGGTATCAACTGTGGCAGCAAACATTATTGACACATACACATTCTTTTGGGTTGCGTTCAACAACAGTGCAGACGAATATATGGCTGCAAACTGGGTAGAGATCGCAGGATCACAAGTTGTGATTAAGATTGCAGTAGGACTTATTATCTTCCTACCAGCATACGGTGTGCTATTACGTTACTTAAATGGTAAACTTTCAGAAGAAGACGCCGAATAATACAAAATTAAAAACGGTGGGGATCTCCCCCACCGTTTAATATAAGGATAATATAATGAAAATTAAATATGAAGACCATGATATACTTTATCCATTTGGTGAATATATTTATAGATCAAAAGTAGACGCTGATGGTCTTAAATTTATGCAAGACTTAGCTGAATCCTCAAGGGGAGGCGACGATGCTAGTAAATCTTTAGTTGGAAATATAAAAGAACAACGACATGGCATGATTAAAAATCAACAAGATGTAAATAACTTTGATAAAATTTTTCGTCCACATTTAAAAAACTATATGGATCAAATTAACAGAACGGCTAATTTTGTATTAGAAGAACCTGCTGAACGTCATAGTCATGAACAAGAAAATACATCATTTTGGAGAATTGTCCAAGGTGATTATGAAAAACTTAGTTATTCATTAAACCAAGGACCTTGGTTTAATTATATGAAAAAATATGAATTTAATCCATTACACAATCATCATGGAGAAATAAGTGCAATATGTATGGTAAGGGTACCTGAGGAAATTCAAAAAGAAGCAGAGAATGATGAAGATCCAAATTGGAGAGCTGGTGGAAAATTAGAGTTTGTTAGTGCAAACGGCCAATCATCACCACATAGGGTTGTTTCAAGAGAGGCTGATGTATATCTGTTTCCATCTATGCTGAGACATCAAGTTTATCCTTATAAAAGTGATGTTGAACGAATTACATGTAGTTGGAATTATTATAATATTAACTACCCATCCCTACAGGAATCATCAAATGAGTAATGAAATACAAGCTAGAATGTTAGAGCTATGTGAGCCAATTGAACGACAAATTATGATGTGCGATAACAGAGAAGATATCTTAATGATGGCATGCGTTATGCTAGATAAGGTTAAAGTTATGCTTGACAGTCAAATTGGTGTTAAAGGAAGACGTGAAATTATAGATGGTGCAAATAAGTAAATGTATTTTATCAGTGCGCCATTTGGCAATTATTTACAGTACACAAACTTTCTAAGTGGCAAACCAATAGTCAGTGTTACTGGAACATTTACGGTGAAGCCACGTCCTGGACTAGCAAAACAAATTATAAAAACACTTAGGTATACTAGAACAGGCTGGCGCAACAAACTAGGTTTGCGTAACCCAGGAATATTTAAGGGGTTGGACAACACTGCACCACACAATGTAATGAGTATTGCTAGTTTGGAACCAAATGATTGGCGTATACTATATGAAATAGTGCCCAAGCATCAGAATGTAGAACTTAACATAAGTTGCCCAAATGTAGATGAACATCCAGACTTAACTAAAGCATTTGCAAAAGATCAACGCTTCTGGTGCATTGTAAAAGTACCACCAACTATAACAAACAAACAGATTGACAAAATAGTTAAACTAGGCTATAATCAAATACATGCAAGTAATACTGTTCCAACACAAAAAGGTGGACTTAGTGGTGATGTAATTGTACCACACACTTTGAGAATACTAGAATACATAAAAAGTACACACCCTCATGTTACGGTTATTGCAGGTGGCGGAGTAAAAAATAAAGCTAGTGTTGATAGATATATTAACGCTGGTGCAGATCATATTAGTATAGGCAGTGTATGTTTTACTCCTTGGCGGATTAAAGGAATTATAAATGATTAAGAAACATTATTATAGCTGGACTGACATTGAACGTATGTGTGTAAGCATTGTTAATCAAATGTATGCTGACAACTGGCGTCCTGATTACATTGTAGGACTTACACGCGGCGGCAATGTACCTGCTACTATTATTAGTAATATGACTGGCATACGTTGTGAAGCACTTAAAGTAAGTTTGCGTGACGATGAAGTAGGTCCCGAAAGTAATCTTTGGATGTCAGAAGATGCATTTGGTTATAACGATTCTGAAAAAACTGGAATCACTGGCGCACGTTGGGATATTAAACTTCGTAAGAATATTCTTATTGTAGATGATATCAATGATACAGGTGCAACATTCAATTGGATTATAAAAGATTGGCAAGCAAGCTGTTTTCCTGGAGAAGATAATGGTTGGAATAGTGTATGGAACAATAATGTTCGATTTGCCACATTAACAGACAATTTGGCTAGTGAATTTACAGAGCATTGTGCTTACACATGTCACGAAATTAATAAAGCAGAACAAGATGTTTGGCTAGTTTATCCTTGGGAAAACGTAGGAGAATATTAAATGAGCAAATTTTTATATAGAGTTGATGGCGGACGATATGGCGGAGAATTAGCAATTGGTAAAGTAACAGCAGAATTTGTACGCTATTGGCAAGACAAAGACCAAGATGATCTAGTATCACACATTGTTGGATTGGATTGGGACGATAGTGAAGATGTTGATACTAATAGTCCAGATCCATATGAAGATATGGATTACTGGAACAACTGGTACGAATGTGACGAGTATGAACATCAAAATGGTTACTATGCTGACGGTACATTTAGTGTCCATGATGTTTCAGGCAATGACCCAGAAAGTGAAGAAGCACAGGGATGGGACGAAGATGCAGTTGAGGTAGATCCACGATATTTAATCAGCAGAGAATGTTATGCAAATAAAGAAGAGCCTGAAGACTTGGAAGGTTATACTCCTGTATTGTGTTTTCATAGTGGTGAGAAAGGCGGCTTTGGCCAATGGTTTATTGAAACAGACGAACCGTTTGATCCTAAAAAACTAGCATACACACAAGTAGAAACAGATTTATGTGAACTAGTAGATGGCATGTACTATGATAAACAACATCTGGAAACTGTCTATGATTACATGGACTCAACTGGCAAAGGCTACTATGCATATGTAGGCTGGCTTAAAGATGAATGGCACGACACACCAGATGGTATAACTGAAGAACACTGGGAAGATGTTTGGACAGATTATGATGCTGAAATGGAAGAACTTAAACAACAAGAACGTAAAGAATACGAACAAGCAAGAGCACAAAAGATTGCTGACAATCCTGGATGGGAACCTGGACAATGATAACAGAAACAATTATAAACAACAGTGGTATTATCATAGGTAATTTACTGTTCTGGCCTATCTATATATGGGTATGTACTATACCATATCGTATGTTACAAATGGGTATAGACAATGCATAAACAAACAGGCACAAACAGTTGGACAATCGAAGTCCAAGAAAACGGAAAAACAAAAGAGCTATTCATTGAGTTTCCGCCGGATGCACTTAGTCAAGTTGGATGGGATGTAGGTGATACATTGATTTGGGAAGAATTAGATCATGGTGGCTGGAGTATAAAAAAATGCGAGTCAGAATAGGACCGTACAGAAAGAATCGTGCCACCAGAGTTGAAATAGAACCGCACGACACATGGAGTATGGATCATACACTTGCTATGATTATTCATCCTATGCTAGTACAACTAAAAGCAACAGCACATGGGTATCCTAGCGGTCTTACTGAAGAACGTTGGAACGAAATACTAGATGAAATGATCTGGGCATTTGGTCACAAGTCAAAAGAAATAGATGCTGGCGACATGTGTGCTGATAAATGTTCAAACTTTGGTGATCCAGTATGCAAGGCTTGCATCAACGAAACACAAGAACGCCTTACAAATGCATTTATACTGTTTGGCAAATACTACGAAAACTTATGGGACTAATAAAAGTAGTTTGACAGACTAATAAAAAAGTAATATAATATTAGAAAATACAATCTTATAGGAAAATTTATGAAGTTAAGATATAGCGAAGCATTCTACAGTGTACAAGGCGAAGGCAAGTTTGTAGGAGTACCTAGTGTATTCCTGCGTACATTTGGTTGTAACTTTCGTTGCATGAACTTTGGACTTGATAGAAGCGAGCCAATGCGTGACGTAAAACAAAAACAAGGTGTAATACATAACGAAGAAGTACAAGGTCTATTAGACAATAAAGTACATGAAACTACAGAAGTATTTACAGACTTGCCCATTATACACACAGGCTGTGATACATATGCAAGTATCTATCCAGAGTTTAAACACTTTAACAAGCAAGCTACAGTTGACGAAGTTGTAGAGCATTTAATTAGTTTACTGCCAGAAGGCAAGTGGACTTGTGATAACGGTCAAGACATACATTTGATAATGACCGGAGGTGAACCGTTGTTGGCGTGGCAACGACTGTACATAGAATTATTTGAACATCCACGTATGCAGGATCTAAAAAATGTTACATTTGAAACAAATACTACACAATTTCTCAAAGACGATCTCTTTGACTATCTCAACAACAACGACAGAATTACTGTCACATGGTCATGTTCCCCGAAACTTAGTGTTAGTGGAGAACCTTGGGATACTGCTATTAAACCTAAAGTTGCTCATGAGTATAGTCTTGTGGACGGCAGTGACTTGTATCTCAAGTTTGTTGTCGCTGATCGTATGGACATTGAAGAAGCTGAGCGAGCTGTTGAAGAATATCGTGCTGAAGGTTTGGAATGCCCTGTGTACCTTATGCCATTGGGTGGTAGGTCTGAAGAGTACAATCTTAACGTCCAAGAAGTTGCAAACATCTGCATGGAAAAAGGGTGGCGTTTTACCCCAAGACTTCACATTTCACTCTTCGGAAATGCGTGGGGCACTTAATAAAAAATATAAAAATAAGCAACACGAACGAGCTATGAAGGCACCCATTAATGAAGATAAAATTAGAAAGGCTGGATTATGAATTTACATAGTATTACTAAAAAATATCTTTCTTCTTGGAATACAAGAGATAAATCTACGCTCCAAAGTATATTTGCAGAAGATATTACACTACAAGATTGGAATGTTAAAGTACATGGCAGAGAAAACGTAATTAATGCTAATGCTGATATTTGGGAAAATGTACCAGATATACATGTATTGTTAATGCATATTGGTGTTTGTGAAAAACTAAAAAAATCATATGCAGAAATTACTGTTGTAAGTCAAAAAGAAAATTTACACATAAAGGTAATTGATGTTATTTCTTTTGACAAAAACAATAAAATTATCAAGGTAGATGCATTCCACCAGGAGTCAACATAAATGAACAACTATATCTTTACAAGCGAAAGCGTTAGTGATGGACACCCAGATAAAATAGCAGATCAAATCAGTGATGCACTAGTAGATGCCGGACTAACCAATGGCGACGAAACAACTCGTGTAGCTATTGAAACACTTGTAACCACTAATCATGTAACGTTAGCGGGCGAAGTAAAAAACTTTAACGTAAGCAAAGACAAGGTAAAACAAATCGTTCGTGACAAAGTTCGTGAGATTGGGTATGAACAAGAAGGATTTCATTGGGATAACTTGCGTATCTATAATGAGATTCACTCACAAAGTGGAGACATTGGCTTAGGCACAGATGACTTTGGTGCAGGTGATCAAGGACTTATGTTTGGATATGCATGTAATCATACAGACAGTATGATGCCAGCACCTATCCATTACAGTCACGAGATTCTAAAGAACTTGAAAAGCAAACGTGGTGCTATACTAGGTCCAGATGCCAAGAGTCAAGTAAGCGTAGAGTACTATGGTGCCAGACGTGATGGTGTAATCAAGCGTGTGGACCAAGTTGTGATAAGTACACAACATACACAAGGCAATGTGGAAGAAGCAAGGCATTTGTGTAAACTTTCAGCAATGGAAGAACTTGGAGATTTAGTAGATGACAACACTATATGGCATCTTAATCCTACAGGTAATTTTGTTATTGGTGGTCCTGACGGTGATGCTGGTGTCACAGGAAGAAAGATTATCGTGGACACTTATGGCGGTTTCGCTCCTCATGGTGGCGGTGCTTTTAGTGGTAAGGATCCTACTAAAGTCGACCGCTCTGCAGCCTATGTGGCTCGTTGGCTTGCTAAAAATGTTGTAGCAGATAATATGGCGGACTGGTGTAATATCCAATTAAGTTATGCTATTGGTGTTAAAAAACCCACCAGCATTTATGTTGATAGTAACGGACACAATGCTAGTATTGCCAAGTTTATCGAACGTGAAATTGATCTAACACCCAAAGGAATTATTGATAGATTTGATTTGTTTAACTTTACTAAGTACAGTGAAAATTGTGTATATGGACACTTTGGAAATAAAGATGTACCTTGGGAGAAAATTGGGTGGTAAAGAAAATAATAACTGAAGAAATAGTCAGAGAAGCATTACTAAACGTATATGATCCAGAAGTTAGTCTTAGTGTACAAGAGCTAGGATTAATTTATGAAGTAAAAATTAACGGACAAGAAGTTTACATTAAGCATACATTGACAAGTATGATGTGTCCGTTTGCAGATGAAATTTGTCAAGGTATTGAAGAAGCAGTTGGTGAAATTTCAGGTGTTGAATCAGTTAAAAGAGAACTAGTATTTGAACCACCATTTAGTATAGAAATGGTACCAGAAGATACACGAATGATGATGGGATGGTATTAATGCCGTATTATACAACTGCAAACTTATTTGAAGTAGGTGACTTTATTAGTCACGCAGGAAACAAACTAGCATGGAAAATTGAGTGCGATGCTATACGCCCAGAGTGGTGGGACGGACTAGCACGTATGATCATGGACTATCAAACAGAGCCTTTTAGTAAAGTAGTTGGTATTCCACGTGGCGGGTTGCCACTACAGTATGCAATGGAAAAATATGTAACACCTGGTGATCATCCTTGGATGGTTGTAGATGATGTGTACACTACAGGCACAAGTTTTAGGGAGTTTTGCACAAGTAATCAAACAATGTTTGCATACAAGTGGTGTATTTTTGCACGTAAACCTATCGAAGGCGATGAGCCACATGACGTGAGAGCGTTGTTTACTATGCCCACTAAATAGATTTAGAGAAAGTAAATATGTTAGACAAACTCAAGAATATTTTTAATAAAAGTAAAGAAGTAGAAACTAAAGAAAATGCCAAAGGTCCGTGGGTCAAGGTAGTAGAGGTACACTTCGATAAAGACAACCCCACACAAGGTTATTTTGAATTAGACTGGAACGAAGATTTCGTTGGTCTACTAGGTGAGGCTGGCTATGCTGGTGAGACACCTGAACAAATTGTTGACCTATGGTTTAATGATTTATGTCGTAGTGTAGCAGCAGATGCTGCTGGAGAAGATTTATGAATGAACAACCTAAATTAATACTACTTACTGATATAATCGAACAAAAAGTTCGCAAAGAGAAAGAACTAAAATTTTACGAAAAAGAATTAGAAAAGCTACAAAGTAAAATGTATTGGCTTAGGCGTGAGATCGGATTGAATGAAACTATCATTGATATCATTAAAAACGATGCTGTATTAGATATTAAGGACAATATGGAAAAACGTATGATCGAAGAATGAAAAACGCAGAATCGCAACGTATTCAAGATAGCGAAGAACGTAGACAAGCTATGAAAAAAGAACGCCGGCAGCAAGAAGGCGAAATTATTCATCAAATTAAACAACCTAAAAAAATGTACAAAGGTCGTAGTTTTAGTGGAATTGAAACTTCTTCAGGTACAGTTAATCGTGGGAAGGATTGGTACTCAAAATGAGTATTATATGGGATAGACTAATCGAGTGCAAAGATGAAAAACATTAAAGACGTGCTGTTTATAGTACAAGCAAGGACTAATAGTCAACGTGTACCTGCAAAAATGACAAGAGAATTTGCAGGTACTTGTCTATTTGAGATATTCATTAATAAGATTAAACAAACCAATATACCAATGGAAAACTTTTACGCAAGTGTTTGCGATCAAGAACTTATTGATATATGTAACAAACATGAAGTTAACATATTTAATCGCAGTTTAGCGTCACGCAACAGCGAAAATGATTTAGTACAAATGTACGAATGGTGGGACAAATTTCCACAATACAAGTATGTTGTATTATTCAATCCATGTTTGCCATTCTTAAGCGTAAATACTATAAATCAGTTTGTAGATCAATATGTTAGTAGTGAGCACGATGGCCTTTTTGGTGTTATGTCTAAAAAGCAATACTATTGGAACACCCAAGGTGAAATGATCACACCCTGGCCAGCTGGTGTAACTATTATGAACACCAAAGTAGTAGAACCTACACTTGAAGCTGCACATGCATTATACGCTGGAAGACTTGATCTAATTGGCCAAGAGCGTTGGATGGGTGACTTTACAAAAAACAATCCTGCACTATTTGAAATGAAAGAGTTCGAATGCCTTGATATTGATTACGAATGGCAATTCGAAGTATATACAACTTATTGGGAAAAACATTATGGTAAAAACAATAGCTGAAATTGGCATCAATCACAACGGTGATTTAGGGTTATGCAAAGAAATGATCACACTCGCAAAAAAAGCAGGTGCTGATTATGTAAAATTTCAAAAGCGTGATCCGAATGTTTGTGTACCAGAAGATCAAAAGTCTAAATTAAGAGATACTCCTTGGGGAGAAATGACATACCTTGAGTACAAGCATCGTATTGAGTTCAATGACGAGTTTTATGAAATTGATCAACATTGTAAAGAAGTAGGAATCAATTGGTTTGTAAGTGTATGGGATACAAATAGTATTCAGTTTATGGCTAATAATTTTGATACTAGTATAGTAAAAGTACCAAGTGCAAAAGCCACAGACACTGAAATTTTAAATATGTGCAATGCCATATATGGTACAGTAATAGTGAGTACTGGTATGTGTACACTGGAAGAAATTGAACAAATTGTTAGATATGTAGACAAGAATAAACTTGTACTAATGCACACTGTAAGTACATATCCAGCAAAGACGGCGGATCTACACATTGACACAATTGATTACTTAAAACGTTATCAGGTTCCTGTTGGATATAGTGGACATGAGTTGGGTAAATTTATTTCAGCTGCACTTGCTCTAAAGGATATTGACTGGCTAGAGCGTCATTTTACTAGTGACAAAACACTGTGGGGGACTGATCAAAGTTGTAGCTTAGAAACACACGAACTTAAAGAGCTCATAGGAAATATGCAGATGCTCGAGAAGGCACGTGGTACTAGAGTTGGTGTATTAGAATGTGAAATCCCGATACTAGAGAAACTAAGGTAATTTAGTATAAATGCATTTAAATAGAGATCTGGCAATTTTAATTCCAGGATTAACTTACGGTGGTAGTAAAAGTTCTGAATTTTTATCACATTGTGAACAAATCACAAATCAACTAAACAAAGGTAACATTAATGATGTTACTTTTTATATTAGTACGTGGGATCATAAAAATAATAATACACATGATTTAATAACTGCAATTGAAAATTTTGGTTTTAAGTATAAATTAGATATAGAAACTTATCAAACATTTGATCAAATCATACATGAAATAATATATGAAGATATGCCAGAGTTTGGAAAGCTCTGGGACAAATGGCTACACGAAGATTTACTCAAAGCTTCACAATGTTCAGCAGTTGACTACAAGCGTAGACATCTATCGATATACTATAAATTTTATAAAGTGTTTTATATGACACAACACGAACACCTAATTGTTAGGACCAAATCAAACAACGGAGTCAATCTACCAATACTAGATCTATTAGATTCTCTAGAAGAAACATTAGAATGGAATCAAACAAACAATAAGTTTAAACAACCTAGTAATTTCAATAAAGAATTAGGAAACGCAAATGAACTTATTAAATATGATAACTGGATATCATGTAACATTGATGGAGTGAGTAACAATGGTCTTGTAAAAGTCAATGAAAATGGAATATTTGGATTAAGACCTGTTTTTGAACACAGAATATTTAACTATAATTCACCTAAGGAATTTATACTTAATGGTATAGCGTCTATATACTATCAGCAGTTCTTGGATAATTTTACAGCATCACAATTAAATAAAAATTTGTCAATGCCGCCTATAGCTAGTGGTAGTTTAGTGTGGGGTCAATATTTTACTAGCAAACGTATACAGATACATCCAGTCTGGGCGTCTGCAAATCCGTTCTCTAAAGATGGACAGGTTCATAAAATGTACTAAAATGATAAATAAATAGATGGAAAAATAAAGCTCAATTTTTTTTGAGCCAATTTTTTTTAGGCTGAATTAACTAAAAAGGAAAAAGATAAATGACGCAACTCATAAACCCACGAAAATTTACACAAACAGTTGGCCTTTTAAGGTCATTTTTTTTGGACAAAGGATTCTTGGAAGTCCACACCCAAAACAGACTAAGCATACTTGCCGCATGTGAAGATCCATTCAATGTAGCAACGTACAATTACGCAGGCAACACTTGGCCACTACCCCAAACAGGCCAGATGTGGTTAGAACATGAATTATTAAGTAGCCCCGATAGTAAGGGGTTTTTTTGTGTCTCCACTTCCTATAGACAAGAGCCAAATGCTATACCAGGCAGACACGATATTATCTTCCCAATGTTTGAATTTGAAATGCCAGGCAGTGTAGATGATCTCAAAGCAATGGAAATTGAACTGTGTGAATACTTAGGCTTTGATGCACTAACAGAAAAAACATACAGAGAATGGCAACAGCATTGGGGTGTAAGTGCAGACACCGAAATGGATGACAGTCACGAAAAAGCTATGGAAATGAACTTTGGTAGTTGTTTGATTACTGACTTTCCAGAACTAACATCACCTTTCTGGAACATGGCACGTAATGATGATGGCGAAACTGCCAAGAAGATGGATGTTATACTAGGTGGTATGGAAACTATAGGCTCAGCAGAACGTAGTTGTGATGTTGATATGATGCGTGATACATTCCATAGTATTGTAGACGGAGAGTACGCAGAGTTGTTATTTAAACTATTCGGTAAAGAACGTGTAGAAGCAGAACTAGAAGAGTTCCTCAAGTTTGACTTCTTCCAAAGAGTAGGCGGCGGAATTGGTATTACACGTATGATACCTGCACTAGAAAAAATAAATGCACTGAGTGAGCCAATGGGTATGATTCAACCCATGCTTCGTTCAGCATAAAGTTTATTCCAGGGTGGAGAAATTGGTAGACTCGCACGACTGTTTATCGTGTGATAGATGTTCCGCAAAATATTTATCGTGTAGGTTCGAGTCCTACCCCTGGAGCCAATAAAATATGACCTACAGATCATAAAACTATAATATGGTCTATAGGTCATAAATATGTGTAATGAATTACATTGAAAAATTAGAACAATCAGATATATTTCGTTATATAAAAGACAAAAAAGTACTAGAAATTGGTACTGCAGAAGGTTACTATTGGAATCTTTACAAAAAATATAATCCTTTAAATATAACCGGATTAGATCCAGATGATAGATGGAGTCTGACAGATGGTGTAAAAAGAGAGAATATAATAAAATACGGCTGGGAAAAATATTTGCCAGTAACTGGCTATGACGTTATTATTGCATATGGTGTAATATACAAGTTAAGCAGTCCATTACATTTTTTAGAAACATTAGTCAGGTCTGAGCCACAAGTTATAATGATCGAACAAGTAGATCGTTGGGGCCAACCAGGTATTTCAAAATATCAGTCTATTAGAGATGGACGACGGGGAGATATTATCTATAGTGATAGGTATAATAGTAAAATTCATATGCATGCACCGGAAGATTTAATTGTAAAAGCAATGAATAATATGAATTATGAATTAGTTCAAAAAGAAGTTATCAGGGCAACTGATGATGATGAGTTTTGGATGATTAGAGGCAAAAAAAGCACAAAACAATTTACATTTTTAAATAAAAATAATATATAAAAACACTGGAAACAAAACTTGACAATACCCTCGATTGTTGCTATTATAGGTAGATAAACAATTGAGGGTTATTCATGACATATATTCTAGTAGACACAGCAAACATGTTTTTTCGTGCAAGGCATGTAGTACGTGGAGATGATATTGATACCAAAATTGGTATGGCATATCACATTATGTTTGCAAGTATTTTAAAAGCATATAGAGACTTTAACGGCAGTCATGTTGTATTCTGTTTAGAAGGACGCAGTTGGCGTAAAGACTTTTATGAGCCTTACAAAGCTAATCGCAAAGTAGCTCGTGATGCACTTACTCCTAAGGAAGAGGAAGAAGATAAGGCATATTGGGAAGCATTTGACAATCTTAAAGAGTTTATGGAAACTCGAACAAATTGCACAGTACTGCAACACAAACAATGTGAAGCTGATGACTTTATTGCACGTTGGATACAGAATCATCCTGATGATGAACATGTTATTATTAGTAGCGATAGTGACTTTTATCAGTTACTCACAGACAAAGTAACACAGTACAATGGAATTAGTAATCAGCATATTAAAATAGATGGTATTGTAAACGACAAAGGCAAGCCTGTAATTGACAAGAAAACTAAAGAGCAAAAACAAATTGGTGATCCTAGTTGGTTGCTGTTTGAAAAGTGTATGAGAGGCGATAGCAGTGATAACGTGTTTAGTGCTTTTCCAGGTGTTCGTAAAAAAGGTACAAAAAACAAAGTTGGTCTACTTGAGGCATTTGCTGATAAAGATGCAAAAGGCTTTGACTGGAACAATATGATGCTACAACGTTGGGTGGATCATAATGGTGATGAACATCGAGTACTAGATGATTATCTACGCAATGTAACACTAGTCGATCTCACACAACAGCCTGATGATATTAAAGTAGCATTGGATGATGTCATTACTTCACAAGTACAAGCTACTCCAGTTAGTGGTGTAGGTATTCATTTTATGCGGTTTTGTGGAACATATGATTTACAACGTATCAGCGATAACTCTCAAGCACATGCAGAATATTTAAATGCAGCCTACTGATACGTATAAATATAATGCGAAGAGTGTTATAGAAGATAGTTTCTGGATTGTAGAAAATCGTGGTAATCGAGTTGGAACAATTAGAAAAAATTTAGATAGCTATACGTTTTATAATACTTTAGAAAAGACAGAAACGTTAGTGGATATCAAAGACTTTAATATTACAACTGTTACTACAAAGACTACAAGTAACAATCAATCAGTATTAGGGTTTCCAACTAACCAGGATATAGTGTATAACGGTCAGCTACTAGATAATGTGCCTGCTTACACAAAGACACCCAAAAGCAACACATATTTTGTGGCTGGGTATTGGGCATTATTATTTGCTACAGGATGGAGGCCGAGCTTTTGTCCAAGACATAAAACACAGCAAGGTTACACTAGCTTAGGACCATTTAAAAACGAAGCTGACATGCATCTTGCTATAAAAAGACAAGGATCGGATTATGAAACTCTTACTAGCAGGGGCAATAGCACTACTACCAGTTATTAGTGTTGCACAAGAAAACCCCAAAGCTCTAAAATCGCCAACTGCAAGAACATTTTTTGCTACACATGCATGTGACAATGTCATGACAATGACAGATCTAGTAGTGGGAAAATACAGAGAACAACCATTATTTAAAGCAATGGGTCTGCAATTTTCTGCACAAGATGGAAAGGCATATGCTGGTAGTATGATGATGTTTGTTAATCAGGATACTGGCACATGGAGTTTGATCACACTATACCCAGACGGTACTGGATGTATGGTTGCTACTGGTAGAGAGTTTGAACCTTATAATGGACCTAAAATTAATCCTTCTAAAAAGGAATATACTCCATAATGTGGACATTAGTTTTTATATACTTCTATGAAATAACACCTTATGTAGAGTTAATAAGCACCCATACCAATATGGTAGAGTGTTTCCAAGCAAGAGAAGAGTTAAGTGAATTTCATGGTATGGGAGGTGGCTATTTCAAACCAGAACAGCAAGCCATATGTATTAACATGAATGGGTCAGATATATAATTTAAATATCACAATTATATGGTGTTTTAACTAAATACATTAAAGCAGTATACAATGATGGAATTTAAAAATGGCAAGACCTAAACCAAAAATATTAATGGAATTTACCGACCCTAAAAGTTATCGTAGCGAACAGATACTAGATGCAGATGCTATCTATGCAGTGTTTCATAATAACAAACCTATTAATTTGCGTAGCTTAAATAGCTTAGTAAATTTTCCAGGACCTAAATATAAAAAAGTTAGCTTTAGTAATAGCGGCCATGCTTTCAACTTAGCAACTCGATTAAACAAGTTATTTAAAACAGATTCATTTACAGTAGTAAAGTTACTCGAGGGACAGATAGTAATAGAGAAAGATGACAACGGAAGCCTTTTATAATAGCATACTAACACATGCAAAAAATTCACATTGGGCTGACGAGAATATTTCATTACGTAATCTGTTTAAAAATTATCGTAATAATAGCGGTCTTAGTTTAACTAGGCTTGGACTTCGTATAATGCAAGATATGGGCATAGAATACGAAACATTTAAAAGTAATGATGAAATTAAATTTACTGCAAAATTTAGAATTGTCATGGACAGATATAATCAATATCCATATTACTTTACTAAGAATCAGTTAATATTATTTGGTAGTGAAGATCGTATAATGTATAAATTATATGGTAAAAATCTTGATGCATGGATCGAACATATGGAAGAACAATTGAATTAATTTCATTTCTGCTATTGACACTTGGATATATTGGTGCTATAAGCCAAATATACGTTAACAAGGAGAGTTGAAATGGTACTTGAAGCAAAACTAGTTAATTATATTTTAGCCCAGCATGCCGAAGCAGATGCATTTGAAGCAGAAGCTCCAGGTAATTGGATGGGCCGTTTGCCATCACCACAAGATACTGCATACTGGACAGCCCGTGTCCCAACTGGAACGTTTGCAGAGTTTAATCGTATTGAACTTGAAGAGTCAGCATATTATGCAACCGCAGATGCTTACAGTAAGTCATACGCTCGTAGCTTTGATTTCTCAACTATGTCAGATGCCCAGTTGGACGCTGTTATTACAGAAGCATGTAATGAAATGGATTACCAGCATAAAGCTGAAGAAGCTTATAAAAAAGCTGAAGAACTTAAAATGACAGAACTTGCAAATTCACTTAACGTAGATATGAATACTCTTAACAGATGGATGGAGGCAGCATAATGACCGAATATGATGAAATACATGGTGGACCGTTTGATAGGGGGAGTGCAGATAGTTATTACCGACGTCCACCAGAACCACATTATTATCCGCAAGGAACGTATACTGGACCGAGAATTGAAGAACATCAAATGACACCAGAACAAATTAAAGCATATTGTGCTGGTTTTGATGATAATGAAGCTAACGGCATGTATAAGGAGTGGTAAAATGTTCGATACATTAAATTTTAAACCAGTTCGTGAAGGACATTGGCAAGCAAAGGAACAGTTTGGCAAATACCAGTTGAGTATTGTTTTACTACCTGGAAAAACTTTATATGAAGCTGCCATATTTAAAGATGGTGATTTTGTACAATTGCCAGGTATCAACTATGATGACGATGTTATTCCAGGCTTGACAAAGAATATGGTAACTGCTATTATGCAAAAATTGGAACTTATAAAAATAGCAAGTTAAATGAAACCTAAATGGGCGGCATGTGTTGGACTTAGTAGAATTGGTGACAGTCGTTGGCCATGGAAACAACAACGAACAGAATGTTGGAATGATATGGTGCGCCGTCCGTATCCATATTATTTAAGATTAGTACCAAATCGATGGATATGGTATACTATTCGTGGAGCAAAAGTCTGCTTTTGGAAAAGAAAAAGAAAGGATATGAAATGACACCTGTATTATATATTTTGATGAGAACTGATTTGGGTTCAATGAATCCTGGTAAAGCTATGGCTCAAGCCAGTCATGCTAGTAATGCATTTGTACATTCAGCAGAGCCTGGATACAATGTAGATGAAAAACTGTTTGAAGAATGGCGACAGTCAACAACACAAGGTTTTGGTACTGTGTTGGTACTTGGTGTAAATGAAGCTCAAATGAGAACCGCAGTTGATGTTGCATCCAATTGTGGCATAGATAAGTTTCCATGTGACATTATACATGATCCAACTTACCCACTACAAGATGGCGACACCACACATTTTATTCCTGTGGACACTTGTGGTTATATATTTGGAGATAAAGATAATGTATTATTGCAATCAATATTAGGAAACTTTGAATTACACTATTGACAACAGATTATAATGGCATTATAAGCAAAGAGTAAGTTAACACAAACTAGGAGAAATAAAATGGTAGATATGAATACAGCAATTAATCAAGTGCGTAATATGGACTCAGATCAACTTAATGAAATGATTGCAGAAATTAAATTACGCCGAAATTACATTTCTAGTACTACTGCCCGTAGTTTAGTTAAAGGCGCAAAAGTACAATTTACAGGCCGGGGTGGTGAAGTTATAACTGGCACTGTTACTAAAGTTAATCAGAAAACTGTTGTTGTAGACGCAGGCGTGATTAAGTGGAAAGTTACTGCAAGCATGTTAACACAAATTTAATAATATAGGGGCTTGACACTCAAGCCCCTATTTGCTATGATTACGTGTAACGAAGGAGAAAACAATGTCAGACCAAAATGTAAAAAGAGACCGTGCTCGTAAATCACTTACTGCTATATCCAAAGCGGCAGAAGCCAAATATGGCGACAATGCACCTTCATACATGTCGGGCTACTTGGAAAGTGCAATGGTTGAGGCAATGCTTAAGATGTCACAAAAAGATTTTGATAATCGTCTAGCACAGTTTGCGACAGCCACAGTTAACCTTAGCGTATAGGAGATATACACATGTTAGATTCAATAGTAAAATTTGAAGATGTAGACGAAACAGTTTTGTGGAACGAATGGTTTGATGAAATTTCTATTCACACTGCTGACCTCCAAGAAGAACTAGGATACGACACTATTTGGAGCATTAGCGAAACTGGATGTGCTGGCCTAGACCATAAGATTTTTAAAGGTGAGAACTACTTGGTACATTACCGTTGCATTAAAGAAATTATTAGCATGGATGATGTAACATACGTTGGTTATACTGCCGTTGCTAAAGATGGTTCAATTGGAGAGCTTTGGAAAGCTGCTGAAAGTTGCTTCCAACAAGCCCAAGCACACAACAGTGATTGGCATCACTTCATTGAAGACTTTGAAATGAAAGATGATGGAACACTAGAATTAATTACGGGATCATAATTAAGGTGTTGACACTTTAATTGTAACCTGCTAATCTAGTAAAGTAATATAAAACAGAGGAAAATAAAATGTTAGATACTACTGAAACCCGTAGCGTTAAATTAAGTGAAGTAAGCAAGTATGCAAAGCATCACTTTAAAACTAAACGTCCCATGTTTGTTTGGGGACCTCCAGGAATCGGAAAATCAGAAACATTTCAACAGATTGTAGCAGATTACAATAAAAGTGGTAAAAAGGCAAAACTAATTGATTGTCGTTTAGCACTATGGGATCCAACAGATCTCAAAGGTTATCCTTATTATGATCCAAAATCAAATAAGATGAAATTCAGTGCACCTGATGAACTTCCAGATGAAGAGATGGCTGCTGAATACGATATTATTGTACTGTTCTTAGACGAACTTAATGGTGCCGCACCAGCAACGCAAGCCGCAGCATATCAGTTGATCCTTAATCGTGCAATTGGTAAATATAAACTGCCAGACAATGTAGTAATTGCCGCTGCAGGCAACCGTGAGACAGACAAGGGTGTTACATACCGTATGCCTAAACCACTAGCTAATCGCTTCTTACATTATGAGGTACGTGTAGAATTTCATGATTGGTTTGACTGGGCTGTACGTAATCATATACATCCTGATGTTGTAGGATATGTGACTACATTTAAAGAAGATCTTTATAACTTTGATCCAGGCTCAAGTGAGCGTAGTTTTGCAACACCACGTAGTTGGACATTCGTAAGTGAAACAATTGAGGACGTAGAAGGATTTACTGAAGAAGAAGTAACTGACATGGTTGCCGCTGGTATTGGTGAAGGCATTGCACTAAAGTTTAAAGCACATCGTGAGATTGCTGGACAACTTCCTAATCCAAGCGATATACTTTCAGGAAGTATAAAAGAATTAAATACTGATAATGTTAGTGCTAAGTATAGTTTAACAACTGCACTATGCTACGAACTTAAATCAGCATTTGATAATGATGAAGAAGAAAAGCACAAATGGTTTGACAATTTCTTAGCATTTATCCAAGCAAACTTTGAAGCAGAAATGGTTGTTATGGCTACTACTATTGCTCTTAGCAAATATGGTATACGTGTAAAGTTTAACCAACTTAATAACTATAAGCCATTTATTGCAAAGTATGGAAAACTTATAGAACAGGCATAGGCGACTATGGATAGTAGGGCAATGCCCTACTATCATTTTAAAGGACACTCTTTATGAATCATATTAGATTAAAAAGCAAACTACCAAATACACATTTTGCTCCTAGCTACGACATTAGAATGGGAGACTTTCAATTTGATAATGCTTCTGTATATGAAAATGTGCAGAATTTTTTATTAGAAAAAGAGCCTGACATACTAAAATTAGAATCAAATAATGATGCTGGTACTGGAGTAGCTGAAAATGACATTACTAGTAGATTTGGAATGTATAATGTATTCGATTTTGTAGACGAATGTGCAGATTTAACGGTATTACTTGATTGGTTGAGATGGTGTTACTTAGAGTTTATGCGATCAGAAGACACTCCCGTAATTGAATGTGATATGGTATGCTGGTACAATGTACTTAGAAATAACAAAAATTTAAATGAACATGTTCATAGTAGTAATGAAAATAGTTACCTAAGTGGAAATATGCAATTTAGTAAATTTGAAACCAGTACATATTATAGAGCTCCTCTTGATCCGTTTAATGGTGTAAACATAATGGGTCCGCCAGGAAAACTGGTAATATTTCCTAGTTATGTTCCTCATGGTGTTAAAACACAATGGCAAGGAGAACGCATAAGTTTAGCATTTGATTTATATTATTCACATTCAAATACCCAACCAGATTGGGGGAACAGTTTAAGATTTATGGATCAAGACATTTTAAAAAGGTTGACAAGTAAGTAAATAATGCTATAATATAATGGTAACCAGAACAGGAGTTCATTATGGAATATACAAACGCTCGAGAAAAACTACAAGCCGCCCGTATTAAAATGCTATTCCAACAGCCGTTTTTTGGTAATATTGCGTGTCGTTTAAAGTTAGTAGAAGAAGATCCAGATGGTTGGTGTAATACAGCCGCTACAGACGGGCGTAACTTTTATTATAATCCAGAGTTTGTAATGCAACTGGATATTGAAGAAACTGTATTCCTAGTTGGACATGAACTTGGACATTGTATGTATGAACATTTTTTACGTGTAGGAGATCGTAATAAATCATATTGGAACATGGCTGGTGACTATAAAATTAATGCTATGCTAGTAAAAGAAAAAATTGGACGTCTTATTACTACAGTAAAAATACTATATGATCCGATGTTTGCAAGTGATGATTGGTGGACTGAAACAGTATATGATTATTTAATGAAAACTAAGCCGCCAATTGAAATGCCATTGGATATACATTTGGATATGGATGGTGACAGTGACGGAAATAAAAAAGATGGTAAAACAAAAGGCAAGCCTACTATTAGTAAGGACGAAGCTAAAGCAATTAGTGACGAACTTAAAAATGCAATGATTCAGGCGGCACAGGCTGTAGGTGCTGGTAATGTACCAGCAGATATTAAGCGGATGATTGGACAACTTACTTCACCTAAAATGGATTGGCGGCAATTAATACGTGTTAGTTTAGAAAGTAATGTTCAAAGTGATTTTACTTTTATGACACCAAATCGTAAAAGCCAGTTTAGCAGTTGCGTAATTCCAGGTATGGTAAATGATCAAGAGATTGACATCTGTATTGCACTAGATGTGAGTGGCTCTATTAGTAAGCAAGACATAACTGACTTTATGAGTGAAGTACAAGGAATTATGGATCAGTTTACTAGCTATAAAATTCGTGTATGGTGTTTTGATACTAATGTTACTGGTTATGATGAATTTACAAGTGATGATGGTCGCAGTATTACTGAATATCAGATTAGAGGTGGTGGTGGTACTGACTTTGTTTGTAATTGGGATTATATGAAAAAATATGATATCGAACCAGATCAGTTTATTATGTTTACAGATGGTGAGCCTTGGAGAAGTTGGGGCGATAAAGACTACTGTGATACTATATTCCTTATTAAAAATAGCTTTAGTAAGCCAGTAGCACCATTTGGACAAAGTGTATATTATGAAAGTGCAAAAGTTAAAGAAGCAGCATGATGCATTGGGTAGTATGGTCATACGAAGAGTATAACAGATACCATTTTGAATATCGCCAGCAAGATATTCAAAATGCGTATTCTGAGAGTATGAAAGTTAAAGTTTTAGAGAGGTTTCTAAAATCTGATCTTGCAGATTTTTATGTGGACATGGGAATACCGTTAACAGTTGAAGAGCGTGTTACATTAGGATCAGATCCAAAAAAACTATTGTTTGAAGTGATAGCACACACTATTACTGAAGAACAGACTAATCGAACGAGAGAAAAACGTATAACGGATAAATTAATTAATGCGTATAATTGAACAACAATTTAGTTTAAGTGATGATGATCTAGGACTACTCGCTGGTACTAAAATTTTAGAGGCAATGCTTAAACAACGATTAATTGTAGAATTTGATGAAACACCAAATATTGAAGAAATTGATTTTGCAGGATGTACTGGTTTTTATCACGCAAAAGTATTGGGTAAAAAAAGATACCAATTTTGGTTTGAAAAAAAACAAGATTATGATTGTTTTAGAGAAAATATGATAGCATATAAATTGTCCAATTCAATCGAATTCTAGATGGATAAATAACTACGTATATAACTTATAAGGAATATAAAAAAAATGAATGACGAAGTTCAAACAGATAACAATAAGCAAGAAGCTGAAGTGCCAACACCAGGTGATCAACCGTCTACGGAAAATGTAACATTGGGTGTTGGAGATCTTCAAAATGCAATTCAAATAATTGATATTGCAATGACCAGAGGTGCATTCCGTGCTAATGAAGCAGCGCAAATTGGTACAGTATTTGATAAACTCACAAAGTTTGTTGCAAGTGTACAAAATAGCATGAATGCTGATGATAACACTTAAAGGAGAGTTATAATGGCGAATAAAAAACATATTGGAAAAGTCAAGAACACAGGACTAAATTGTGTTGTTGTATTTAGAGCAATTTATGACGAGCGTGGGAATATCCAAGACGATACACACTGCTTGGTTCTTGAAACTGACAGATTGCCAGACATGGAACATGACGATATTGTTCGTGTATGTGAAAGCATAAACGGGCAGGAAGCAAAAGAATTCTATGAAATTGCTTCACGCCAACAGTTTAGTGACGGTAGTCCAATGTTACAAAAATTACACAAAATGGGTTGGCTTAAAAAACATCCCACTGATAACATTTTAATGACACCAAATAGTAGTACTAGTGTTCTACTAAGTGAAGTTAACGAAATTATTAAAAAAAGTGCTAGTGGTATGTCGCCAAACGATATTAAAAATAGTATGGTTGATGACACAGACAGTGCGCCAAGATCACAAACTAGTCTAAATACACAACCTAGTGGTGAACCTATTCCTTCAAATGACGGAGTACTTGACGATAGTGCGATTGCAAAAAGTATGTTAACACAAGCAGAAACATTCCTGTCAGAAGCAGCAAGACTCAAAGAAGAAGCATTTACTATGGATCCAAGTTTAAAACCCAAGCGAGGACGCAAGCCGAAGGCTGTAGTTGATGCCAGTTCATAAGAGAGACAGAAACTTTCAAAATATTGTTCGTGATTTAAGTATTAGTAGTGTTCCAGCAGATTACATTCAATCGCTTAGTCTGATAACTATAGATGGAGATAAGATCACATTTCAAGGAGAAGATATTAGTTTAAATATTGAATCTGATAATCAAACTGACGTAGTTAGTCTTCTAATTGCTATGGTTGAAGAAAATGGTGATATTTCAGATGAAATAGCAGATGTTGAAATTATTATTGATTATAAAAAACTTGAAACCGATATTGCAGATCTTACCAATAAATTATTAAAGGCAAATAAAAATGACAGTAAAACTAGTTAGCTATTCAAAAGCTACAGACGACTTTGCAGCAGAAGGGCTATCAGATCTCCAAGAGCTTATTGCATTTTGTGCAAAAGTATCAAACCCTTCGGCGCAGATTAATACTGAAACAAGTGAACGACTGATTAGATATCTAATTAAACACCAACATTGGTCACCATTAGAGATGGTTAATGCTACACTTGAAATTAATACTACCAGAGATATTGCACACCAAATTGTACGTCATCGTAGTTTTGCATTTCAAGAGTTTAGTCAACGATATGCGAATCCTGCAGAGTTTGGTGAAATGTTTGTCACCAGAGAAGCACGTCTGCAAGATACAAAGAACAGGCAAAATAGTGTAGAGATCGACAGTGACGAAGATATACATTATGCTTGGGCTAGTAAACAACAAGAAGTAATTGATAAAGCTCGAGAAGTATATGACTGGGCGATCAATGCCGGTATTGCAAAAGAACAGGCAAGGGTTGTGCTTCCCGAAGGTAATACCAAGACAAGATTATATATGAATGGAACCATTCGCAGTTGGGTACATTATATTGACTTACGTGGCGCCAATGGCACACAAAAAGAACATATGGACATTGCTCATGCCTGCGCCAAAGTTATTGCTGATATCTTTCCGCTTATGAACGAACTATAAAGTACAAGCTATGGGCGTTTTTGAAACAGTAATACTAAGTTACATAATTTATATGACAGTTGCATTGTATGGAATCACACGTGGTTATCATAGATGCTTTAGTCATCGAGAGATTAGTACATCAGTTGTACAAGAAACGCTCATGCTATATTGTGGACTACTGTGTGGGGTTAGAAGCCCGCTAGCATGGGCTGGCTTACATCGTATGCATCACGCATATAGTGACACTGAACTAGACCCACATAGTCCCATACTAATGTCCAAATGGCGAGTGTTCTTTAGTGTGTACAAAGTACCAAATATACCAAGAAAATTTATCAAAGACTTATTGCGCAATCCACGAGTTATGTTCTTTCACAAACACGGAAAAATTATATGGATTGCACATTTTGTAATCACTTATTTTGTATTTGGACCCATAGCTATTGCTGTAAACTTTTTAATAATCTTTTACAGTTATATTGGATACGGTGTACTCAACACGTTTGGACATGACAACAATGGTCCAGTTAATAGGTTTTGGATTAATTTAATTGCACCGTTTGAGGGCCAACACAGAGATCATCATGAAAGAAGCCATATTAAATCTTAGCACTGCAATACGCACACCAGTATTACCAGAAGTAAAAGATACAATAAAACATATACCAATAGACTACGACGGTGTTGTAAAATACAACACCAATATTTGTGAGTGGCTCAAGCCAGTAATTGATCTCAGTAATTATCATGTGTATCCAAGAAATGGTATTACGGAAGGGTTAGACTGGTGGTACAACCAAGAATCCAGAAGTGTATACATGGATAACGGCGATTACCAATGGATAAATCCTAGAGGTAATATGTACGATGAAAGTGTAAAGTACCAAAGCATACCCAGTAGTATTGACGGAAACTGGAGAGCAACTACAGGCGAAATACTTGACCTTGCATATGTTGGCAGTACAAGTATACAAAAGATTGATCACGATGCAGATATAGTTTTTTACAGTTTGAGCAAAAGTTTTGGTGTACGCAACATCAGAACTGGATGGATATTTACACGTATGCCAGATGCGAGACTAGAAGCACTTACTCACAGTGCAAAATATTACAACTACTATGCTCACAGTGTTGCAGAAAATATTATAAGTAACTATGACATAGACTATGTTCACAGAAGATTACACAGTCAACAAGTAGATGTATGCAAGAAACTTGATATTATAGCCAGTGACAGTGTGTGGCTTGCTACCAGCACACATGATGATTATAGTAAATTTAGACGTAACGGAAATGTAGCAAGAGTCTGTTTAGCAGGAGTATATGAATTATGAAAAAACACCAATTGCCAAGTATGGCTAATTTAAACTTAGATATTGATTTAAATAAATTGCAAGGAGAAATGATTAGACTTGCTGAAAAGTTTGTAGATGTACGCACTGCGAATCCAATGTTGTGTGATAATCACATGGAACTTGTTGATAGTGTATACGATAACTTTGAACAAATTAATCTAACAACACCTAGTGAAATACTACCTTACGAAGCAAGTATTAAAGAACGTATCAGGCGCAGAGAAGAACACTTATACAATATTCCTACACCAGAATACAAAGGCAGTTACTTTGAAGAAATAGTAACACAACTTAAAGCACCTGCAAGTCGTGTGCGTATTACAAAACTAGCACCAGGAAAAACTATTCCGTTTCACGTAGACTATGATGTGAACTATGCTGTTAGATGCATTGTTCCTATTTACGGAGACAAGAATGTTGTTAATTTGTTTAGGCGTGACAGGGAATTAGAAGCATATAATTTAGAAAACGGCAATGCATATTTTCTAAACATAGGATATCCACATGCTGTTGTTAACATGAGTAAACATGCTAGAATTGCGCTGATGTTTAGTTTGGATGGTACAGGTGATCTGGAAACTCTGTGAAATAGATCCATATATAGCTGACATCGAGGATCTGTTTTCTAAAAATGCCGATCACAAACATGCGCAGAATTATAGTAAGTATCCTTTGTTTCAATACACTGTATTTGCTCGTATGGGATGGGATCAAGGGCGTATGGTTTACTACAGTGCGGCAGTAGAGCGTCCAGAGTATAACGGAAGTATAAGAATAATTTGCAGACACACTAGAGATAGAGAATACAACTTTGGAGGATGGCGAGCTGATTTAAAGCGTGGACTAGAAACATTAGACAAGCTAACCCTTCGTGCCAAAGACTTGGGATATACTGATATATGGGTAAGCAGAGAAGAATCACCCGAGCTACTACACTACTTTGCTGAACATAGTAAATACTCATGGAATGTAACGCACCAATCTATGCCTGGAAGCGAAAACTGGAATACAGGAGTACAACATCAATATGTCTTACGAATACAAACTTAAACTAATACTACTAGCAAATCATCTAGCACTGGTACTTGGCCTACTATATACTGACTGGACATGGCTTGCTTTAAGTTTTGTAGGTTGGATATTATTTGGTAAAGTAGGAGGTGAAATTGCACTACATAGATATCTATGTCATAACAGTTTTAAAACAGGATGGATTAGGCATCGTTTGCTGATAGCTCTAAGTGTATTCAATTGTTTTGGATCTCCTGTAGCATGGTGCGGCATACATCGTAAACATCATGCTAAAAGTGAAGGACCAGATGATCCACACGGCGGACAATCAGGTTGGCGTATATGGAGTACATTTTGGGAACCATTTACAATCGAAAGAAGATATGTAGTTGACCTTGTACGTGACCCTACTATCAAACTAGTACATAAACATTATCTAAAAATACTTTTAACTAGCTATGCAGTGGTAGCACTTATTGATTGGCGTATTGCGGTATTTTTGATCAGCGTTCCTGCTACACTGACATTTCACAGTGCTGGACTAGTAAATGTGTTTTGTCACAAGTGGGGATACAGACACTACGATACACCAGACCATAGCACAAACAACACATGGGTTAACTTGTTAACACTTGGTAGTGGATTACATAACACACATCATGCAAAGCCAAAAGCGTGGGATAATCGTGTTAAATGGTGGGAAATAGATTTACCTGCTATAATCATAAAATATTTGTTAATCAATGACTCAAAAACTCAAACTACTTAATCAAATAGCTGAAAAATACAACTACAGCCTTAGTCACTTTTTAGTGCCTACAACTCAACGACAGGGATTACAAGGAGTGGGTAGATTCAGTGACGAAAATATTTCTCCGGATACAGTAATAGCTATTATAGGTGGCGTCATAGTAGATGAGCCAGATCAAATGATATGCATGCCAATTGGTAATAAATTATATTTACATCAAGTACACTCATTGTTTAGAGCAACAACTAATCACAGTTGTGAACCAAACTGCCGCATACGTGGATTTAATGAACTTGTTAGTTTTATAGACATTAGTCCAGGCGAAGAACTTACAATTGATTATGGCACAGTTAGTGTTGGTGACGGAAAAACTATTATTGATAAGTGTACGTGTGGTAGTAAATACTGTAGAGCCACAATACGCACAGATGATTATAAACAATTGCCTAAAGTATTACTTGCTGCTTATCCAAGATATATGAGAGACAACAATGTGGATGATTGATTTTGAACATATAGGTGATCATGTAATACATGTGTTTGATTACAAAGATTACAATCAACAACAACTACTAGACGAAGCGTATAGTAGACAGTACGAGCCTTTTGTTGTGCCAATGGATGACGAAAACAGTGATCCAAATTGGTTTGAGAAAGACAGTGACGTGCAGATGAATAATTGGACACAAGCTAGATTTTTTCAAGAGCAAAAAGACGGCAGTGATCATTTAATTAACTATCCTGAAACAAAAAGGGTAACTAAATACTTTGCTAGTATAATACAAACCAATGATATTAGACCTAGATATTATAAACTAGAAGCAAACACTAGCGTTCCTGAACATGTAGATCACAATACCAAATGCGGTGTAAATATCATTTTAAATGACAATGCAGGTCCAGTAGAGTTTGTTGGTGTTGGCTTGTTTGATTATCGTGTTGCACTGTTGAACACTAGTGAATTACATCGTGTACCTGCACATCCACAAGAAAGAATACTATTAAAATTAAGCATAATGGACGTAGACTATGACACTGCTAAAAAGAGGATTAAACAAAATGTATCATGAACATGCTGACCCTATTAACTTTAAAATATGTAAGTCAATGCCAGTTGAATGGCACAACAAACTAAATGAAATATATGACAGATGTGCTACACATATACTAGAATTTGCGTTCCATGCTAACCATGGAGACTTTGTTTGTGATCAAATATGGTGTGAAACACAACAAGATCAACAGTGGATTATTGACACTATACTTCCATACTATGGCATAGACTATGAAAATGTTGCTGAACTAGACTACAGTAATGCAGTAAGCAGTGACAGAAGCGGAAGTTTTACTGAAGGTTTTGCACCTCCTTATCCAAAAAACAGTATCAATTTTACACGTTTTGTAGCAGGTAAAGCTGCTATTATGCAACATAATGCTGGCGTGGATCATGTATTATGCAAACTTAATGTACCAGTTAAGAACATTGAAGCAGGTACATGTCGTTGGATTGAAACTCAAGAAGGTTGGAACTACAAAGATAACACTGCACTATTACTAAACGTGCAAGCGGATCACACTGTGGACGGTTTAGAAGACCTAAAAGAAGATCGGGCATTCCTTAGTATTGCGCTTAAAACAACTTTTGCAGAAAGTATAGCAGATGATAAAGTCTTACGATCTATACACAAACAAAAATAAATTGTGGGACATATATCGTAGGTGTACTCGCAGTGAAGATTACTATAATTTAAACGTAGCAAGTACCACAAATGTTTTTATTGACAATCCTGAGGATTGTGAGTATATAGAACAAAATATTGTTGAGCCATTAGGTATTGATGTACAGTGGTTAAACAATCAATATGACGACAGTGTAGGATATAACTTTAATGTTGTCAAGCCCACAGGCTTTGTAAAGCCTCACAGAGACGTAAACAGTACTAAAGTAAATATTTTATTAAACCAAAAAACACTTGCACCATTTTTGTTTGTGGAAACACAACAAAGATACTATTACGAACACCCAGTATTACTGGATGTGAGTCAACTACACACTGTTGATAATTGTGCTAGCATAACTAAAGATAGAGTAACACTGCAATTATTTTTAACAAAACCATATGATGAATGTGAAAGGATGATAAATGAAAATAGAAGATATTAAAAGTAGTAGCGGATATACCGTAGCTGCAAGAGTACTAACACCATATAAAGATATGAAGGAACAAGACTTTATTGATCTTGTACGTGAGTATGGTACTGTGGTATGGAAAAAAGACACAGCTACAGTAGACGAATACATTGATTTTCAGATGCGAGTAGGTTATCATCAAGCAGCAGAAATCTGGTGTAATGACGACAAGTATCCACAAATTTATCGTGTTACCAATCTTAAAGTAAAAGACGAACACGAATCAGAAGGTTTGTTTGGACACGGAGAACTAGACTGGCACTGTAATATATTGTTTACACCTGATAGCGAGGAAATGGTGGGCTTACGGGCAGTTGAAATACCCAAAGGAAGTCAAACAATTATGGCCAACAGTATTCCTTTTTGGAATAATCTAAGTGAAGAAAAGCGTGAATTATATGACACACTGCATTTGAGTATCACAAATAAAATGGAAGACACGTATGAAAATCGTCTAGCACACTATGTACTACCTACTGCAGAGCTCAAAGACTTTGACAAAAAACGTGCAAGCAGAGCTATACAAAGAAGTTTAAACTATGATCAACCTGAAGACAAATTTGCTGAGCCACGTTTTGAAAAAACGAACACTCTTAAAATGATCAGTAGACATCCACTGGGTACCAAAGGTGTATACTTTCCACATTTAAATCTAAGTTATATATGTGACAAAGATGGAAACAAACTGGAAAACCATCGTGAAATTTATGAAGAAATTAAAGCAGAATATATTGATAGTGATCAATATCATTATGCACATGAATGGGAAGTTGGAGACATTTGTTTTATGGAACAGCTAACAGGCGTTCATAGACGTAATAATGTATGGTTAGAAAAAGGATTAGATCCAGAAACTGCCAAACGTGAATTACAACGTACTAGCTTCTGGTACAAAACACCTTATAGACTGCACACAGAACGATGCATCTAAGTAGCACTTTTTGTAGTAAGGCATGGAGTGATGTAAACATAGACTTTGCTCGACGAAGTGTTAGACATTGTTGTAAAAGTGTGAATGAATATATGCCCGAGCAACTTGATACTGAATTTTTCAATGCAAGTCCTGGTATATTAGAACGCCGTGAAGCATTGCAAGCAGGCATAGAACATACAAATTGCAAACACTGCTGGAGCAGTTATAGAAAGTCAGGCGGAGCCTACAGAGATGTTTACAACACAGGCAAGATTGAACCTATAAAATTTGTAGAAGTGAAACTAGACAACTTGTGTGATATGACATGTCAGTATTGTGATGCTCGTAGTAGTCATAAAATTGCACAAAAACTAGGAATTAAACAATCAGTACTACAAGCTGATGACCAAGATTACGCTGTGTTTTTAGATTGGTTGCAAACACTTAAAGATCCTTATACACTAAGTTTTCTTGGCGGTGAAGTTACATACAGCAAAAACTTTGTAAAGTTTGCAGAACTTATGTTGCAAAAATTATATAAGCAAGACTTATTCATTTCTATTATGACAAATGCAAATACCCTACCAAAACAACAACAGAAATTTTTTGAGCTATTAGATCGATTTCCTAACAACTGGCGTGTTATTGTTGTAATTAGTAATGAAAGCACTGGCAACGTTAGTGAAACTGTTAGAGAAGGATTAAGTTGGCCAAGATTTGAAACTAATGTACGTAATTACTTTGCAAGAACACAACTAGAGTTTATAGGACTATGTCCAACACTTAGCACACTTACTGTGGATCATTTCTCAGACTACATGTACTGGGTGGGTGAACTTGCACGTGAATACAATATACAACTTTATATCACAGGCAACAGTGTAGATCACAGTGGTCCATTAAGTTTACAATACTGCGACAACACAAAACAATCTTTGGTAAACGACTGGCACAAACTGTTCAATCAGTATGCGGATGTCATTATGAATTTAGATGACTGTTTAATTTGGTTGGAAAAAGTACGAAAAGAAATTACAAGCAATGCTGTTTGAGTAGATCAAATGCATCACTATGTACAGATAAAAAGAATTGATATGTACTTGAATCGCCTTGACTGCGAGCTGTGTGTATTAAGCTAGTGTCTACAATATATATCCTGCCTGGTTCAATATCTCCCTGCCAATCTACCATGTCAGGTTCCATACTACTAACTGTTCCTGGTGTAGGAGCTCTGCGAAATTCTCTATCAAATTGAAACTTTACATTATCTGGATCTGTAGTTCCCCATAGTCTCAGTATTGGGCTAGGAAACCATGTATCGCTATGTGGATAAAAGAATGATTCACTATCCCATCTCAGTATACAACTACGACACCAATAATCATCAAAACATTTAAGAGGATCGAATACACTGTGTTCAAACACTGGAGTTTTTTGTGTAAAGTCTCTGTCAAACACCCAGTCTTCTTCTGCTAATGGTTCTAGCCATTCATCTAATGGATAACACACAGGCTCTGGATTGTTGTACATACTGCCGTTTTGATTTACCAATGGTAATCCGTATCTAGGAAAGTGTTTTTTCTTTTCACCCCAACTGCGAAATGCATATTGGTGCTGTTGCATAAGACTTTCAAACTTATCGGGATCGATTACTATGTCTGTCGCTACAACAGGAGAAGTGTGCAATTGTAGATATTTGTCTAGTTCTATCATAGCAGACAAGCAACCATGTGTATGCGATCTTCGTTACT